GGCCCGCCATGGCGCTGCGCGATGCCTTCCTCGTCGGGAATTTCGCCGAGACCCTGCCTTCGAACAGCAGTCGCTATGTGACGCAGATGTACGAGCAGTCGAAGGCGATCGAGGAGGCCTACAGCTCCTGGCGCCACTACCTGAAGCTCGGCGACGTCGAAGGCGCGAAGGCGGTCCTTGACGAGAACAAGGACAAGATCGGGAAGTATCACGCCTTCCAGGTCGTGCAGCGCAGCGAGGCGGCGATCAACGCGCAGATTCAGCGCATCGAGGCCGACAAGACGATGAGCGCGGAGAAGAAGCGGGAAGCGCTGGATAAGCTCTACCAGCAGAAGGACAAGATGGCGCGGCTACTCGCCCCCACTGGGCTCAAATAGCACGCCCCAGCGGATGAGTTGAATGACGGCGCCGACGCCGCCAAGCGCGAAGCAGACGACGACGATGACGAGCAGGATCTGGTCGATCGAATGAATGACGTCGTTGAGCCGAACGGGTTTCATAGGTCTATGATAGACGAAGAAACTTTTTCTTGCAGGCGCGCGTAGGTTTAGGCTATCGCAATCAGATTCTGCTACCCTTGGCAGAGCGCGAGTATGATGACAGAATGAATAAGCAACGGGGTTTTTGGGGAACAACTCAGTTTTTGGGGAACAAAAAATGGCTTGCGATTGCTCGCAAACCATTGGTATTACTGGCTCCTCGACCTGGGCTCGAACCAGGGACCTACGGATTAACAGTCCATGGGATAGTGCATATAAAAACAATAACTTAGATGCCGTTTTGTTCCCCAAAAGACCCCCTTATGCCTATTAATAGAATCAATTGCTTAGGAAAAATTAGGGAACAAATTCGACCGGAATTGCACGTTATATTTGGGGTTGATTCTGGCGATGTATTCCTGTTCCATAACATCTAGCAACGAAGGTTCTACCTCAATAAAAAGAAATTCATCCCAATCCGTGATGTTGTGCTTGCCGAGTCGCTGAAGAAGATCGACAGTCTGCCCGACATAAACGATTTCTCTAATCTCATCATCAAGAATCTTGGATAAGAAATAGATTCCAGACGTTCTCTTTGAGAAGATGAAAGCACCCTCGTCTGCAAGTTCTTTGATTGTTGGAAATGGAGTTTGGGCTGTTTTCTTGTTGAAGCCATCGAGTACGTTTTTTGAAACGATGGGATGGCCGTTCGCATCCACCCAATGCTTGATGTTATTTGCATTCAACCACAAAATTTGCGCTGCACATGTGGCGCACCCGGTGAATTCTGAAATCTGCTCGTGCGTGAGAAACATGATTTTCCTTTACCGCGTCGGCTTGACCAATTTGCCCTTGCGATTGCGCACGTAATGGGTCGTCATCGCCGAACTCTTGTGCCCTAACAGATGCTGCGCGGCGGCTATGCCGGACGCTTCCTCGACCTCTGTGGCGGCCTTGGCGCGCAGGTCCCTGAACTGGAAGTCGTTGAGATTGACCTTGGCCTCGCGGCGCGCGTCCTCGAAGCGGTTGTCGAGTGCCGAGGCGCTGAGCGCCTGCCCAGTCTCATTGACGACGAGGTTGAGCGAGCGGATCTTGTAGGTCGCCTTGCGCGCGGTGATCCGGTCGATGACTGCCTTGAGTTTGCCGACAATCTCGACGCGAACCTTGGCCTTCGTCTTGCCCTGCGTCACCCAGAGCGCGCCGTCCTTGATATCGGTTTCCTTGAAGCGCAGCGAGTCGCCCGGGCGCTGGCCGGCGAGCCAGGCCAGATCCATCGCGTCCTGCGTCGGCTGGTCGGCCTTCTCATAGACCTTGTCGAAGAGGGCGTCATCGATGTAGATATCGCGCCCGGCTCCTTTGTTGCGGCGCACGCCAGAGGCGGGGTTTTCGCGCGGCGTGTAGCCGGCTTCCCGGGCATGCGCCCAGATTGCTGAGAAGCAGCCGAGTTCCTGCGAAGAGTGCGTGTTCTTGCGCCAGTCGCGATAGAGCGCAATCCAATGCGGCTCGATATCGGCAAGCGCGGCCGGCGGCGCGTCGAAGTATTCATAGAGCTTCTTGACGTCGTAGAGGTAATCCTTTTGCGTTCGAAGGCTCTTGGCCTTGAACGCTTCCGACTTGAAATATTGCTCGGCGGCGTAGCGAAACGTGATGACAGTCGACGTATTGGACTTCGAGTTTCCGCCTTCGAGGTCGGCCCACTTCGCCACTGCGGCGACGTAGTCTTTGCCGAGGGCGATTTCGCGCGCGCCGTCGAAATAGTAGTAATAGGTCCCGCTTGACCGCACGCGCGCTTTCATGCGTGCTGGTAGGCTTATGTGGACTGAGCGTTTACGTCCCAAGGACTGCGGGCCTCCAAGGTTTGCTCGCGACCGTCGCGCTAGGGCGGCCACCTTCGACGGCTGCCCGGCAGACGACAGGGCGACCGGCTGCGTTAAGATAGAACGGAATCCCCGATTTGCGCAACTGCTCGATCTGCAGCGCTTTGTGGGCGCGGCCGGTGAGTTTTCGAACCTCGTCGGGCTCAAGGAAAGTCATATCCGGCTGTGAGGCGTTAGGCCTCGACCCCATTCGACGAATCACCTAGCATCTTGCCGATCGCCATCGTCGGGCCGATCCGCTCGCGCAGCGCTGCGTTCTCGGCTTCGAGCTCGGCGACGCGGCCGGTTCGTTCGGCGGCCGGCGCCGGGATCAGCGCGCGGATCTGCTCGGCGCGCTTCTGCAGTTCCGTCCTGACGGCGACCTTCCAATGCGGCGCGGCGACGATGTCTGCGGCGCGCTCAAGCTGCGCCGCGAGTTGCGCGTTGGCCTTCTCAAGCCGCTCGTTGTTCTGCCAGGCGCATTCAAGCGCATCGGCAACATAGTTCCGCGCGACGCGAATAGTTCGATCGTCATGTCCGTGCGGGTTTCGAACGACGTGGAGGTAAAAACCGGCGTTGCTCACGGTGTTGTCGGTCATAGCAGATCTCCCTTCTCGACGGCCTTTGCCAGTGCCAAAACCTCGTCGAGAGTCGGCGCGGCTACGGCGAAGAAGCCGATCGGAGTGTTCGGGTACCATTGCAGCGTCCAGATTTCGTCAGTGTCGATGGCGCGTTGCTTGGCTTCGTCATCCTGCCATGCGTATGTTTCCCCATTCTCGACGATCCAATGCTCAGCGCTTTCATACGCGTTCTTGTGGTCGTTGTGGTCCAGATGCAGCTCGGCTCTGTGCGCTGGGAAAACGCTGCCGTCGAGAGCAACGGCGCGCAAGCGTTCGAGTTCGTCGGGCAGCGCGCGGATGCGGTCGCTCAACGCCTGCAGAACCTCGTGCGGGTCGGGGTCGGTCGGCCTGAAGACCATCGTGCGGCCGTCGGCTGTCGTGATCGGTGCCGGATACAGCAGCGAGTGGACGCCGGTGAGCAGGCGCACCGCGGTGTCGACGCGGGCTCGGGCCTGGTCGCGCTCGGCGCGCAGAACGTCGATCTGCCGCAGCACCGTCTCCTCGAAATGGCACGGCGCCCAGTAGCCCGGAAAACGATGCTCCTCCAACACCGCCAGGCTTCGCACCATGCCGGTCTTCGGGCAGCAGTAGAACGCCGGGGGAGGAAGCCGCCTGTCGTGCGGCGCGATCTCACAAAGGTCAGTACGCATAGGGGTTCTTACGTCAGGGACTGATCGGCTTTGCCGTCAGTGGGTTGGAGTGTGTGTTCTGCACGCGGCCGGTCGTCCAGCTTTGCCAGTGCTTCGAGCACGCAGTAGCGGCAAAAGTGGCCGGCGTTGCTGGCGCCGTTCTTCGACTCGATGACTTCGACCGTCAGTTCACTGTTTCCGCGCTTGACCGTGGCACTCAGGCGGTGCAGCGGGTTGCGGTCTTTGGCATCGCGCTCGGCGATTTCCTCTTCGCAGTTGTCGCAGAAGTAGCGAATCATCTCAGCCCCTTTCAATCTGCAACGGCCGCGACTCGGTGGCGCGCTGGACCGCGCGTAGCGCACGGCGCCTGTCTGCCCGATTCCACACGTTCCCTGGGGTCCAGCGAAGCATCGTTTCCAACGATTCAACCAACTCGTAGTAAGTCTCGACGATGCGCTGCGCGTCCTCGGCGTCGAGGGTCGGCATGTCGCCGTTGCCGGCGCACTCCCGCAGGGGGTCGAAGATGGTTTTCATGGGCGAGTCCTCACGCCGACCTATGCGGGACAACCGGGCGCCCGGCGCTCGGGTTGCGCTCGTATTCGGCGCACGCTTGCCAGTAGGCAACCCACGAGTGCTCCGGCAGTGCGTCGTTGACAGGTGTCTTCCAGCCTTTGGTCCGTGCCTTCTTCAGCCACTTCTTGTATTCGGTCTTCATCTCGAGTCCTTTCGTCGGTTCGGGTAAATCGTTGTTAAGTCGCGGGCTGATCGGGTTGTTGATCAACGGGTTGAGGTTGATTTTCTGCACGAACCAACTCGGCGCCGTTCGCCAGATAGTGTTCGAGTTCGTCGTCGGGGATCGACACGTAGCGGTAGCCCATGCCGTGCGCCGCTGTGCCGGCGGGGATGGTCACCGCATGGAACGGGGAACCCTTCAGCTCGCTGATGTACTTCACATAGGCCAGGACCGGCGCCAACGTGGCGTGGATCGGCTCAGGGTTCGCAATGTCGCGCTGCTTGCGCAGGGTCTTGGCTAAGTCTCGAAACTGCTTCATCTCAGTCCCTTTCACGGGTTCGGATAATCGGGCTTACGTTCAGCGCTGAACGGCTGCGCCGTCAGCGGGTTGGGGTGTGCTGGGCGCACGCAGCTTTTCCAGTTCGTCGGGCAGCGCGCGGATGCGGTCGCTCAGTTCCTGCAGCACCTCGTGCGGGTCCAAGCTCTTCGGCCTGAACACCATCTGGCGGCCGTCTGGCGTGGTGATCGGCGCTGGGTACAGCAGCGCGAGAATGCCGGTCAGCAGCTTCACGGCGCTGTCCAAGCAAGCCCGCTGATGGTCGCGCTCGACGCGCAGGCGGGTGAGTTCGTCTTCTATGCGTTTATTTGTTCGACGTAGTTCGCGAATTGTTGCGTGTGCTGCGTTAAGTGCGCTCATCACTTCTCTCCTTTCTGGTGCCGCTCGATGGCGGCGGTGCCGTCGCTTGCTACCAGTTCAATCTCTTTCAGATCGCTGGCACAAGTTTCGGTCCCCTTGCGTTTGTGAAGCGATAGCAAAATGTCGTCAATAGCCTTGAATTTCGCTCGCGCCTGCTCGATCAGCGCGTTCGCTGCGGCGAGTTTCTGCCGTACCGGTTCCGCGCCATGCCAGCTACCCGGTTCACCGGTCGCGCCTGAGCAAAGCTGATAGATTTCGGCCAGCGTTGCGTTCGCTGTTCTGGCTTCCTGCGCATGAATCTGCGCTTCCATTTTCAGGCGGTCACGCAAATCGCTAATCTCCTTGATCTGCTCGGTTTGCTGCTCGATCAGGTTCAGCTTGCCGGTCATGCGGGCTTCAATCAGTGCCCAGACAATTTCGTACTCGGGCCAGTCGTCTGCAACGCAAACAAAGTCGTGATTCTTTTTGCCGACACTCTTTCTTCCGCTCGTAATGGCATCTGCGATTTCGCCAAGCAGTCCGCGATAATGCGGAGTCAGGTACTCGAAGACATCTTCCCGCTTGAGAACGAGATAACGGTTTTCGCGCTTGAACACTTCGCTCATGATTTCTCACCTTCCTTTCTCGCGGCGTCGATGGCAGCGTCAAGCTCACGGTCATCGTTCGCATCAAACAGCGGATAAAGCATCGCGTTTGTGTAGCCCTTGAGGAAGCGATACCGCTCCGCATCCTTCATCGCTTCGTCCCGCTGCTCTCTTGCGTCATCGCGTTCTTGCTGGATGGTGCTGGTCGTCTCATGCAGGCTGTCGAAGTTGCGCTGAAGCTCGTCCCGCTGGCGCTCGGCTTCGTCCGCTCTATGCCGTGCATTTTCAAGCGCAGCGCATACTGCTTGCATCGCTCGGTCATGCTCGAATTTCTGGCTGGTTAGCTGGCGCTCGGCTTCGGTGAGCTTGGCTTCTGCAAGTTCGAGCGGCCCGTTGGCTTCCGTTTGCGCGTCGAACAAGCGAGCCTCAAGCTCGGCGCACCGCTCGCACGGCTTGGCGTGGTCGAATACTGGAAATGAATCTGGCGCGGGAGTTGGCAGATGATCAACGTACAGTCCGCCGAACTCTGTTTTCCGGTACAGGAATGCGACCGGCTCGGCATTGGCGCAGGGAGCAGGGGCGGCGCGGGATTTCTCCACGGTTTCTATGTGGTCGAACCCCCACCTTATCTTTTCATCGGCAACTTTCGGATCAATGAGGCAAAGCGTGTTAAATCCGCCGCAACCGACGTATGACGCGAGGCCACGAAGAACGTCGTCGTAGTCCTCGTTAAGTCGCTCAGCTTTTGCAATTCGCTCACCATTGCGGCAAGGATTGCAATGCGGGCAGAAGTCAGCGTTAGCGATCGGATCCTGCTTCGCCTCTTGCGCCGGCTGCTTGCACTCTGCTTCGATGGCGCGGGCAAAGTTCTGCACGCTGTATTGCCCGTCGCGATTAAACACAACCGCTCCTTTGACGACGTCGCCAAAATCATTGGCGAGTTCCATGATTCGGCCTTCGGATAACGCGCTCATTCCTCGCTCCATTCGTTCATGCCCTGCGTGACGATCCGCACGGAACCGGCTTTGGGCGGCGTGATTACATCGGCCATCGGCGCGAAGAGGACGACGGGCGCCGGCAGTGGGTGCTCGACGTAATACTCGGCGTAGGGAATACAGCGATCCGGGAGCGGCTCTGCAGGGTGCGGCGTGCGAAGACCGTTGTGGTTTTCAAAGTTGATGGTGGTCATGGCGTGATCCTCCGAAACTCGACGCACCAAACCCACGGATTCGAATCCCATGAGCCAGGGCCGTTGATCGCTTCCCACAGGCGGATGTACGCGGCTACTGCTGACTCGTGCAAAACACACTTGCCGTCATCCTCTTCGTGGGTGTAGCCGTTACAGAGCGGGAATCCGTCGTCAGGTCTGAGTGGATAGCAATTGATCCCCTCGGCGATCGCGTCGGACTCGCTAATGTCCTGCAGCCGCTCGACGCGGATGCCGGTGACTTCGAGCGTGATGCGCGACAATCCTTGCGGGCAGAACATCGACGGCAGATAGGCGCGCTTCCACGGCCAAGCGTCTGCGACCGTTAGCGAGCCGTCAGTCTCATAGATAGAAAGAACGCGGCCAGTACCGTCGTCCGGCTCTTGGTCTGGCACAAGGCGAATAGCCTCTTTGACGTAGAGCCGGTCGCCGGGCTGGCCGTAGGGGCAAAATTGCGAGAGTTCGCAAATACTCCAGTGCTCTGGCCTCCCGTTTTTGTACGGCTGCGGCTTCACCGGGCGCCGCGTCTGCGTCTTCGTGCCGGCGAGGATCGCGCGCACCATCGGCGCCGAGAATAAAATCGGGCGTTCTTTCATCGCTGGATCTCCCAGGCCTGCGGCTGCACGCTGTACCCGACGTAAAGCGGGTGTCCGGGCGTGCCGTCGCTGTTGATCTTCAAATAATTCGGAATCGCGCCGGCGCCGCGGATCAAGGCAAGGACCGCGTCGCCGCGTCCGTTCAACCTGCCGTGACCGCCCCATGCGCAGACGACAAGACCGGCGCCGGCGATTGATTCAAGGATGGCCGTGTCGTTGTCGGGGCCGACTGGATCGCCGTCGGAGTAGAGCGCCGACGGGTCGGTCGAGCGCAGCGCGAAGATGTTGGCGACGCGCAGACCGCCGAATCCCATCGCTCGCGCGCGGCGCGCGCAGCGCTCGACGGTCGGATCGTTCTCGACCTCGTCGGCCGTCGACGGATTGAGCATCACGAAGACGGCCGGCGCCTTCGTCTCGTCCCATACGCGCCAGAGCCGATAGCGGTAGCGCCGACATGGAGAGAAGGCGGCGCCAGTAGTTTCGAAGAGGCTCACGATTTTCGCTCCGCAGGTTGCTCTTTCGGCGCCGGCAGCAGGTTTTTCGATTGCGCCTCTTCGAGCACGGTTCGCCCGCTCGGGAGCATGATCTGGCCGAGGAATGCGCCTTCGAAACTCAGAATGCCGGTCTCGATCGCCGTTACCTGACCCTTGATCCAGTCGCGCAGAATCGAATAGACGGCGACGCCGCCGATCTCTTTGGCCTGGCGCTCGTGCTCGGTCCGCGATCGCTTCATGCGCGACGGGTTGTACGGGTGCTCCTTGAGCCACGCCTGGGCGTAGCCGTTGATGCTGGCCTTGACGCTCACCGGGCGGCCGTGATGTTCGAACTGCACGAGCAATTCGCCGGCGTCGAAGTCGAGCATGTGACCGAACTTCGAGCAGCCGAAACCGCGCAGGATCTTCTGCATGTCGGCGACGGCCTTCTCGCCGCTAGTGGCGCTTTCGTAGGGCAGTGGCATCACGCACCTCCTTGCGCGACACTCAGCGCCACCGCCACCGGCCGCACCCAGATCGGCGCCGCCGACAGCAGGAAGGTTTCGCCAGACCATGCGAGCAGCAGCGTCGTGCCCATGACGTTCCCGATCGCTTCGGCGGCGGCCGGCGGGACGGCGTTGCCGATGCGCTCGCGCCAGGCGCTGTCGCTCAGCCCGTCGAGCTCGAGCTGCTCTTCAGGATCGACGAGCGACTGGATCGCGGCGAGCTCGAGCGTCGTGAATGGGCGGTGCCAGGTGCCGTCGAGCGCGTGGATGACGGCGACGAGCTTGTCGGCGGCTGCCGGCAGGCGCGGATCGGCGACAGACCAGCGGCCGTTATCGTGGCATGCGGCCGACGAGACAGCGCCGGAGGTATCGCCCCAGCCGACGACGCCGTAATGGCCGCCGGTCAGGTAATGGTCGCCCTTCTGCGGGATGCCGTTCGGGCGCGGGTCGGCGACGGCATAGGCGCCGGAATCATCGCTGCTGATGACCGTTCCCGTGCTGCCGTCGAATTTCGCCACGGCGTATTTGCCGAATGGTTTGCGATCCTGCGGCGGCCTTGGGTCGGCGACGCACTGTCCGGTCCCGTGGGCGCTGCTGATCGTTTGCGCCGACGCGCCGAATGGCACGATGCGGAACTCGTTGCTGTGCTTGGCCGGGCCGAGGTGGCGTGGATCCGCGACAGCGAACCGGCCTTGGTTCGGCCACTGCTGCGCCGGCAGCGCGCCGCACGATTCTGACCAGCGATGAACGCCGTACTGCTGCCCGTGATTCCAGTTCGCCGACTTGTCGACGCGCGGATCGGCGACCGAGAAGGCGCCGTTACTTGGCGTCGACCGACCGGCGATCGTGCCGGCCGTGTCTTCCCATCGATTCACGCCGAGGTAACCGGCGCGGTATTCAGGCACGATTAGGAAGTCGCGCAGATGGCCGTTCTCGATCGCCAGTTTGTTGAGGCTGCGCCAGTCACTGCCAGCTTCGACAAAGGCCAAGCGCACCCAAGTCTTCCACTGCAGCGCCGGGATCCGGTGCATCGGACCGCCGGCGGGATCGCCCGGGAGCGGCATGCGATCGAGGACGGTGCCGACCGCCTGCAGCCGCTTTTTCTCCGGCTCGTACAGGAACGGGCGCACCTTCTCGATGTGGCGCGCGACGAGCAGGAAGCGCTTGCGGCTTTCGGCGAGGCCGCCGAGCTCGCCGCAGTCGTGCGTCGTCTCGGCGACGGCGTAGCCGAAGTGGCGCAGTAGATCGACGATTTGGTCGAGCAGATGCCGTCCGCGAGTGGCGATGCGCGGAACGTTCTCGAAGACGAGCAGCTCCGGCGGCTCGTCGGCGAAAGCCTCGAGCATCAGCCATATGCCGCGCAGCGTGAGCCGGTTCAGCGCCTGGTATTTCACCGTCTTGCTCTTGGTCTCGTTGAGCAGCCCAGAGAAGCCCTTGCACGGCGCCGACAGGAAAACGATGTGCGGATTCTCGTTACCGGCGGCGCGCCGAATATCGTCGGTCGTCGCTTCGCGCCAGCTCGCCGGCGGCTCTTTGCCGTGGAAGGCAACGTACTGCGAGCGATCGAACAGGTCGAGCACGGTGCCGGGAACGCCGGCGAGACGACCGAAGTCTCGGATCGCCGCGGCGTCGATGTCGATGCCGCCGAGGCAGCGGAATTTGCCGACCATGTTGCCGACGCGCGGCGATGCTTCGTTGAAACCCTTGGCGCCGCCGCCGAGACCGCAGAACAGGTGAAAGTGGCGGATCTCGCGGACGTCGTCCGGGTAGAGGGTGAAGGGATCGCGGTTCATGCTGCCTCCCTGCGTTTTTCGATCGCCTCGTCGGTCAGCTCGTCGAGGTCGGTGACGCGCGCCCAAGGGAATTTGTACATGTCGACGCGGATCACTTCGCCGGCGAGCAACTCGCGCAAAATCGCGTAGCGCTCGCCGTCGGTCGGCTTTGCCTTTTTCCGGTTCATGGCTAGTCGTCGTCGTCCAGCGACTTGAGCCCGGCCTTCATCTGATCCTCGGCGCTCGGCGGCGTCAGGGTCAGCGTGATCTCGCGCTGCACGAGCTCGGACAGGCGGCCGATTTCATCCGGCGTCGGATGCGCGACGATACGGAAGCAGATCGCGACCGTGCCGCCGTCCTGGCAGTCGAAGCGGAAGTTGTCGACCTGCGTCTGGATCAGGGTGACGTCGTCTTTGCCGCTGACGCCGTAATTAACGACCGCGTCATAGCCAGTTCCGGCCCAGCCCCACTTGATCGGCGCCATCATCGGGAATTTCAGCGCCGGCAGATAACCGGGCTCGTCGATCAACTGACCCTGGGCGGCGTCGCCGGCCTTCTCGTAGAGCGCCGACTTGAGGTCGGGATCGAACCACGACAAAACGTCGTTGCTGACCTTGATTTCGCACTTCAGGTCGACGGCAATCTTCGTCTCTTCGCCGTGAAGTTCGGCGCGCAAATTGAGGTTCGCGAGCTTGGCGGTCTGGGCGGATAGTTCGAACATGCGGCTTCTCTCCTGTGGTTGGGTTATCGCTTCTTGAACTCGTCGATCCTGCGTTTCACGATCCTTGCTGCCTGTTCCCGCTGCCAGTGCTCCGGCAGGTGCTGGATCTGCTGCGCCGCGGCGATGAGGTCAGCGCGCGTCGTGGCAGAGGACAACTGGCGGGTGAGCGCCGGCAGCGGAATGACGTCAGGCATTGGGGAATTTGTTGAACTTGCGCTTCGGCGCGACGAAGTGCTTGTGGATGTGCGATCCGATCGACTCGGCCTTCTGCAGCGCGGCGTAGTCGTCGGCGGTGACGTCGGGGTAGTGGTACTCAGCCGGCGTGCGGATGAACTTGACGGCGAGCGTATTGGTGGCCGGGTCGTAGCCGATCGAATCGACTTGCGAACTCTTCACTTTGGCCATCGGAATGACGGGCTTCTTGGTGTTCATGCGTCTCTCCATTGTTGGTCGGTGAGGCTGGGACGCGGGTCGATGTACTTATCGACTCGGCAACGTTGCTGCGGCAGGAGGATCGTCGCGCAGGCCTTCGGACGAAGGCGTTTGCACTCCGGGCATTCCACGCCGTACTTGGCGCGGAGCCTCTGTTTGTGCTCCCGCATTGCGCGGAAATCGTCGGCCATGTCGCCCATTACGCAGCTTCCTGCTGACGCATGGCCTCGATGCGTTCGCAGCAGTGCCGGACGACCATCAGTTCGTCGTGCGAGTAGGAGGCGATGCGCTCGGCAAGCTCTTGCGCAAGCGCCGGCGCGAGGGCTTCGGCAATGACCGACGGCGCGGCGGCGCGCAGTACTGCGCCCAGGGTCGGCCGCACCTGAACCGGTGCGTTCTCCGGTTCAGGTGAGCGCGTTGCTGGCGGGGGTGTATTCTTTGCCGCTTCGGCTTTGCGCGTGGCTTCTTCCTTGTCGGCCTGTTCCTTGCGGTCGGCCTCGAGCTTCGCCGCGGCTTCACGATCGGCGCGTTCCTGCTCGGCCTTGTGATCGGCGAGCCGCGACTTGATCAGGATGACCAAGTCATCGTTCGCCTTCAGGACGATCTGCGCCGCATCGGCGAACAGGAAGGCGTGCTCGGCCGCGAGTTCGCGCAGCGAGTTGATGTTCGTCTGGATGCGGTCGGCGATCTCGTTCGCCGCGAGCTTGCAGCGCGCGAGCTCGTCATTGACGGCGCTCTGCAGACTCGCGACCGTGCGCTTGTTCTTGATGACGCCGGCGAAGTTCTCGGCGACGACGGGCATATACGGCTTGCCGAGGCGCTTGTTCAGTCCGACGATGTGCTCAGCGAGCGCGGCCTTGCCAGCGGTGACGATTTCGACCTTGATCTGCGCTTCGCGCGCGGCGACGAGCTTCTCGAGCGCGAGGCGCGTCGTGCGGGCGAGGTCCTGATAGAGCTTCTTCTCGCGTCGCATTTCGTCGATCTCGGCCATCTGCGACAGGGCGCGCGCTTCTTCCGATTCGAGCTTTTCTTCGGCGTCTTTCAGTTTGCTCAACGCGGCCTTGCAGTCGGCGAATTCCTGATCGGTCGAAGGCTTCTCGGGCAGGCGCTCGATGAAAGCGTTCAGCGCTGCGCCGAAGGCTTTCAGGTTCGACCGGATCGCGATGGCGCCGCTCGTCTGAATCGAGACGATCGGCAGGTCGAGCGTCGGCGCCGCGACGGCGGCGGGAATGACTTCGACGGGAACGTAGGCGGCGACGTCGGCCTCGAGTTGCTTCCAGGTGGGGATGATCTTGGCGCGCAGTTTCGGATTCGACTCGTACCAGACGTGCTTGATGTCGACCAACTGATCGTTGTCGTCCCACTTCGACGCGCTGAACAGGCAGCGCTCGGCGCCGGTGATCATCAGGCCTTGTTCCATCTGCCAGTGATAGAACGACGGGATGATTCCTTGCTCGAGCAATGCGGCGAGATCGGTGTTCAGCGTCTTATGCTCCCAGGTGATCGTGTCGGCCATTGTTTTGCCATCGAGCGACACGCCGAGGCGTCTTCCAAGGGCAGCGGAGGCCGACAGAACGCTTGGGTAGAGCTCGTCTCCGATGAACTCTTCGGCGAGCGGGCGGGCAAGTCGCTCAAAGCGATGTCCGTCGTCAAAGCGGCGTTGCGTCTCGGGCGAGATTTCTTCCGCTTCGCCGGTGGCGATCTGGCGGATCAGCTTGTCGCGCGTCTTGTACGGGCTTTCGCCGGCGGCGGCGGCCAGGTCGGATGCGTTGTTGCGGGTATCGCGCCCGGCGGACCATTCTTCCGAGCCCTGCAGGCATTCGTGAGTTTCGTAGTCCATGAGCCACTTCCTTTCGAATAGGTGCAGGGTTTAGCTATCACCACTTCCCGGTTTTCCAGCCCTGCAAAGCGCCCCGGTGTGGTCAGTCGTCTATGGCTCCCCGCGAAACTGGCTGACAAGCCGCGCGGATTGACGCCCTCGGGGGGGTATTCGTTAAGCCTGACCTGCGGCCTCGTCGAGTTCGCGCTGGCGCGCCGCGGCGACTTCTGCATCGCTCATCACGCCATTGGGATCGGCCGGTCCGGCCTTCTTCACGGCGCGGATCGCCTTCTTCTGATCGTCGGTGAGCGGGTGCTTGGTCTGCATGGTGGCAATGACCTGATCGGCCGATTTTTTGCCGGACACGATGAGCGGAGAATGCTTCTTCAGCGCCGCGTCGAATTCGTCTTGCGGATAGGGTTTTGGCGATTCGCCTTTGGCCTTGTTGCCCGGATCGCCGGCTTCTGCGTCATCAAACCAGTCGGCGGCAGAACTCATGCCATCACGCAGGCTGACGTAGATTTTCTTCAGGCTGACGACTTGGGCAGGCTGGATGGCGTCAATACGACGCTGGATACGCTTCTCGATTTGCTCCTTCGTGACGCCGAACGGCTCGAACGCGGAGATCATCTTCTGCATGGCCTCGGGCGTCGTATCGGCTTGCGTGCGCATCGTCACGTCGGCCTGTTTCATCGCAGCCTCGGTGACGTCGCCGGGAATGATCGAGAGCAGACAGGCGCGCACGCGACGCTGCGCCATGTTGGCGACGAGTTCGTAAATCTCGCGCTCGTCGCGGAGTTGGTATCCGCCGTTTCTGGTGTCGCGCCAGTGGCGAACGATGAACTGCAGCGGCTTGCGCGTAATCGTCTCGGTGTCCCATGCGTAGGCGAGGACTTCGGAGTAGGGAACGCCGTCTTGACCGATGCCGCGGGCGACTTCCTTGAACCCGAAATCGATATTCCCCCACTGCTGCGCGATCGCTTCAGCGGCACGGATCGAGGGGCCGGAAACATCCGATCCGCCTTTGCTGTACTGGTACTGCGAGGTCTCAGCGAGCGTCGGTCGCGAGAACGCATTGATGATGCGGTCCATCGAAGCGATCTGGTCGCGGGGGAAACGCTTCGCCATGATCACCATGGCTTGAACTTCGGCGATCTCGCGCTGCTCGGATTGCGCGATACCGACGGACGTCGACTTGTGTTGCGCGACATTCGCCAGCGGGTTTTCCATTCGTTCGGTGTTCATCAATTCCTCCTTCGTTATCGCGCCCAGACATGGGCGAATTTGAGTTTCGGCGCCAACTCGGCGACGCGTTGAGCGGCGGCGTGGCGAGCTTTGTCTTCGCTCTCGATTTGCACCTGGTCGTTGAAGTCCATCGTTCCGGTGATCAGCAGCAGAACGAACAGGGCGACGAGGTAAGCGCGGTCTTGACCGGCGACGGCTCTTTGACGGTGGCGGGCGGAATGATCGGCGCCCATCCGCCGCAAGTGTCCATGCCTTTTTTCATGGTTTTCATTTCAGAGTCCCAGGCGAAAGAAGCGCCGGATCAGCGCCTGTTGACGCGCGTTCCCGGTGGCTATGTCGTCAAACAGTTCGGCTTCAGCGAAGGCGTTCTCGAGCACGCCCGGAAGTTCGTCGAGCATCGCCAGTGCATGCGCGATGGTCGGGCTGTCCGGCTTGTGCCGATTAAGCAGCGGCACCGATTGCGTGTTCAGCACGGCCGCAAGCTGCAGGATTTCCTTCGCCGTCATGCCACGCACCCATCTGATTGACGCCGACGCTGCGCCGACTTCGCCCGCGTGCAGCACTTGCACCACGACGAGCGGCGCCCGTCCGGGCGGATGTAGAAGGCCTCGATCGGCAACTCATCGCGCTTGCACTTCGGGCAATGACCGTCGTCGAGGTCGTCTTCGGGAAGAGCGAACGACTGCACGCGAACCCCGCTCGGAAGCGGGTAGGGCGCCATCGTCAGCAGCTGCAGCAGTTCGCTCACAGCCTAGAGTCCGCGGCGATTGCTGCTACGGCACGCCATCTTGTTGCGCGCGCGGTTGCGGCGCTTCTGTGCCATGCGCTTGACGTGTGCCGCCGTCCAGCCAGGGCCGCTGATGTGAGAGTGCCAATTGGCAAAGGAACCACGGCCAAGCGGGCGCGGTTGCGGCGTCGAGCGTTTAACCTCGTCGATCGTCTGTGCGGTCAGTCCGAATGGCGGCGGTACGAAGGCCATTCCGGCCGCCGCTCCGGCTAGCGCCAGCGCAACCGCAATTCTCATTCTTATGCTCATCAATCCTCTCCCGAGGAAAACGCGCGGCCTTCGAGGGATCAGGCGGCCGGGCGTCGGCCTTTGCTGCGCAATAGGCACTGATGGAGCTAGTTGCTCATCCGGCTTGCCATCTGGGGGAACGGCTTGTCTAGAATTCGCCGCCCGCTTCGTCTGGCTCACGGAGCTCTTGAAACTAGCTCCTTCAGTGCCTACTGCTTGCTGCTTGTCTCGCCGTCCGCCACTCTGAGTTGGTGTCAGTAACGTCTGCTGGTTTATGGCGATCCGCGTACTAGTGCGGTCCAGCTCCGGGGCGGTAATTCCTGTTCAAGAGCCTTCATTATACGAAACGGTATCGCAATGTCAATACGAAAGCGTATTTTATTTTTCGTGGGCCAGTGCGCAGGCAACAAAAAACCCGCCGAAGCGGGTTGGGTGGGGTGATCCCTGGGTCCGGCTAGAGGCAGCCGGCCAGGATCGCGGCCGCCGTAACGGTCACAGCAATCTTCATGAAAACCTCCGTCGTTCTTGACGAAATACGGAATGGGCGAATGGACTTGATGTTAGAATCGCGCCGAGAAATCGGCGTCCGAGAAAACGCCCCGTGTGGCTTCCGAGCCCTCCCTCTGCTTGTGACGACAAGCGGATCTCGCCACCGTCCTACCGGTGGCCTTTTTTTGCATCTGTTATAGTGCGCCGACATACCGGATTTGGGAAGACCTTCTTCTCATTCCGTCATGACAAGCGCCACGGCCGAGCGAAACAGCGACGCAATCGCCTTGTCGTTGTCTCCCCGGTGCGACCCCATGCTGCCGACTCGCAGGATCTTGTGCCGGTCGCTGATCGCGAACGTTATCCCGTGAATATCGCCGTTTGCGGCCTGGTCGGTCAGAATTTGAAGTTGGCTTTCGATCGCTCGAGCGTGGTTGGACGCAATGCTATATACGCTTGCTTTTCTTCGTACCATAAGTTCTAGTTTTGGGTGACGTATCGATCTGAACGTTCGGCGGTGGACCGAAAGCGGGATCGACGGTCGCCAAATTTAGAGGCTGTGCATCACTGTCCCGGCGGAAGCGCGGGGTTGTGGACGCGGCATCGAGCATCGCCTCAATCGCAGACAGCAGCGGGCCATTGTGCCGTTGCTGGGCGATCGTCTTGACGATGAGTTGGATCCGGCGCGGCAAGGTCTGCGCTTCGACACTGACGCGGTCGGAAAGCGGTTTAAGGTCTTTGCCCACCAAGTAGTCGGCCGGCGGTAATCCGCGCGCCGCGCGTGCGTGCGAAATCGCTTGCCCGACCCGTAGAATCACGTCGATGCTTGGGTTCTTAGTCGTTCCGTTGACCATCCGAAGAATGGTCGGTTGGTTGATCCCAAGCGTTTCGTACTCGCGTGCCAGGGTGGTAGGCGTCATGCCCAGTTCGTCCAACTGGGTCTTCAGCCACGTCTTATATTCCATCGCTAGATTATGCGGCTCGGTATAGAACCAAGTCGAATACGAAAAGTATTTGACATCGAATACCGATTCGTATATATTGACCAGCATGCTCAAACAAATGCTTACCTCCATCACCGAAGCTGGCTTCACCCAGACGCAGATCAGCAAGCGTACCGGGATATCCCAGCCGACGATCAGTCGCATCCTGACCGGCGCCCAGAAAGAGATCAGCTACTCGGACGGCAAGGCCCTCGAGCAGTTGTTCAGCGAGGTCAGGAACGCGAAAGCGGCTTGATTCGCTGTGACAGCGCATCTTGCTCGCGACTCTCGCGGAGTCGGCGAATACTGCCGCTCCGATGTGACGGCCTGCTTCAACGTTTCAATGCTCACGTTTCTCGTCCTACAAAGCGCTTCAATAACCAAGGCCGACTGAAATGCTTGAATCCCGCGCAAAACTGGATGCGGATGCAAAGAAAACCGAGGCCGTGACGATCAAGCTCACCGACACCAGCCTCCTTTTCGTCAAGACCCGATCCGAGCAGATGGGGATGGAGTCGCCACCCGAGTACATCCGCTACCTGATCGACGAAGATCAGAAAAAGGCCTCTGCAGAATTCAATCTATTGGCCAAAGCCCTTGGCGTAAAGGATTCCTCGGGAAACGTGGTTTCTTGAATGGATTCCTATAGGAGATCGACCATGAACACCCTACGCATTATCGGATTCGTCATCGGCTATTTCGCCGTCGTTCTTCTGATCTGCCAGGTCCTCGGAATGAACCGTCGATTGGAGCGCCCCGATGAGGACCAGGGCCCGACGGCCTGACACCACCGAATCTAGGAGACTTCGATGCGAGTCGAAAACGAAGTCTTAGCCGTTCTAAGCCGAGCACATACGAACGGCAACGCCTTGACACTCGTCGACCAGCTCGACCGCCGCCTCTACGAGCGCACGAACAAGGTTCTCGAAGCGTGCGGCGGCAAGTGGAACCGGAAGGCCAAAGCGCATCTGTTCGACATCGACGCCGCCGAGCGAATCGACCAGATCATCGTGACCGGCGAAGTCGAGATCCCGAAGGACGAGTTCAACTTCTTTCCAACGCCGAGACGGATTGTCGGGCGCCTTCTCGAAATCGCCGCCATCGAGCCGGGAATGCGCGTGCTTGAACCCAGCGCGGGGCAGGGTGCCATCGCTGCACCGATGGCCAATCTCGGCGCCATCGTCGATTGCTACGAGCTCATGGCCGAGAATTACCTTGCGCTCTGCCAGGACAAGCGCTTCTTCTCGGTCAAGCACGCGGACTTCCTCGAGTGCGAGCCCGAAGTCTTCTATGACCGCGTGGTGATGAACCCGCCGTTCGCCAAACAGGCCGATATCAAGCACGTCCTGCACGCGCTGCAGTTCCTCAAGCCGGACGGCCTGCTCGTTTCGGTGATGGCGGCCGGCATTCGCTTCCGCGACAACCGGATGACGACAGACTTTCGCGCGCTGGTTGATGAGCGCCGCGGTTCCATCGAGGACTGCCCCGAGGGCGCGTTCAAAGAGTCCGGGACGATGGTGCAGACGGTAATCGTCACTATTCCAGGCTCCGGATCGCAGCTACGGAGGTCATTTTGACCGACACCCTTATTCCCAATCCACTGGTCGGCAGCGAAGTGGATCTCTCGGACTTTCCATTCATGCCGCTAGATGTGCGCCGACTGCGCGACAGCAAGCTCGCAACAAGTGCTGATGGTGAAGCATTCCGGGCCGCTGTTTTACTTTGGTGCGCGGCCTGGCATCAACTCCCTGCAGCCAGTCTTCCAGATGACGATGCCGAACTCGCTCAACTCGCCGGATTCGGCCGTGCCGTGCGTGAGTGGAAGAAGATCAAGATTGGCGCGTTGTATGGTTGGGTCAAGTGCAGCGACGGCCGCTTATACCATCCAGTTGTTGCAGAGAAAGCGATCGAGTCCTGGAAGCGCAAGCAAGAGCAGAAGGTTAAGACGATTAAGGCGCGCCTCGCCGCTTTCGAAAAGCGCTTAAAAGAGGCTGTCACTGACCACGACAAGACGCAATTGCAATCTCTGATACAGGCGCTCAAGGAGCAACTTCCACAGACTCTGCCACTGACATCCAAAGAGTCTGTCACAGACCATAAAGAAGGTCAGTCACAGGATGAAATAAAGTCTGTCACAGACCCTGAAACTGAATCCAATAGACAGGGACAGGGACAGGGACAGGGACAGGGACAGGGACAGGGACAGGGATATGTTTACGTTACGCCCGGCGAGCCGGACGTTCCCCCGACGGATGAAACCGCTCTCCAAACAGCTTGCCGCAAGACGTGGCACGCCTACCAAGTCGCATATGCCGAGCGTTACGCGGTAGATCCTGTCCGCAACGCAAAGGTCAATAGCCAGGTCAAGCAGTTCGTTCAGCGACTCGGCTTTGAGGAAGCGCCGCTTGTCGCTGCTTTCTTCGTCGGTCACTCGAATCAGTTTTACGTCCGCAAGTGCCACGATTGGGGATCTCTCGTCTCCGACGCCGAGAAGCTGCGCACCGAATGGGCGTCAGGCCGCATCGTCACAACGACGTCGGCACAGCAGGTTGATCGATCGCAATCGAACCTCAGCGCGGCCAATGAGGCGCTTCGAATTCTCGAAGAGCGGAGGGCGTCGACATGAGCGACAAGACCATCATCGAGGCCATCACCGTTACGGCCGAACTAACCCAAACGCAACTCACCGGCGCTGCAATGGCGACGATGGCGATGGACCTGCTGTCCCAGTTTCCCGAGCCTGCGATTCTTCAGGCGCTCGTCCGCTGTCGGCGCGAATTGCCGGGCCGTCTGACGCCACAGACCATCATCGATCGAATCAACCAAGACGACGGCCGGCCGAGCGCGAACGAAGCTTGGGGCATCGCGCTATCTGCCTTCGACGAAGCGGCGACCGTCGTGACGAACGAGGAAATCAACGAGGCAATGGCGGCGGCGCGACCGGTGATGCAGGGCGGTGATGACATCGGCGCTCGCATGGCTTTCCGAGACGCCTACGAGCGCATCGTTCGCCAGAACCGCACAAAGGGAATCAGGCCGACATGGTATCCATCGCTTGGTACCGATCCGCACCATCGCACCACCGCAATCGAGGCTGCCAGAGAGCAAGGCCGCCTAACGCACGATCAGGCGCGCGTGTATCTGCCAGCGCCGATGACCGCAGAAGATCAAGCGCGCGGCGCCGTGATTTCTGGGCTGCTCACCGGTGCCACTGCGCCGATGCCGAACGATCCGAAGTTCAAGGAACGCGTCGCCAGCCTCCTGGAAGTTCTGAAAAAGGATAGGGCGGCATGAGCGACATGTTCGCCATGGTCGAGAAGATGGCGGCCGGTCACCGGCAGCATCAGTCGGAAGTGGATGCGCAGATCAACCGCGACAACTACGCCGCCTACGTCCAGTCGATGCGCGAAGCCGGCTGGACCGCGGAAGACGTCGCCGAGTATTTCGTCGAGGTCGAGCGAATCATGAAGTCCGGGACGGATGACGAGCGCGCGGCCGCTCGCGAGTTCTGGCAGATCAAGATGGCGGACAGTCGGGCGAACGGCAGCAACGAGCGCATTCGCCAGTCGATTGCCGAGGGGAAGAGGAAAGCGGCGTGAAACTCGACCATTGCTTCCTTGGCGATTGCCTCGAGGTCCTGCGCGGCATGGCCGACAACAGCGTCGACTCGATCGTCACGGACCCGCCGTACGGCCTGAGTTTTATGGGAAAGCAGTGGGATTACGACGTGCCGGGCGTCGAGGTATGGGCCGAGTGCCTGCGCGTCCTGAAACCGGGCGGCTATCTGCTCGCCTTCGCCGGCACGCGCACGCAGCACCGCATGGCGGTTCGGATCGAGGACGCGGGGTTCGAGATCCGCGACATGATCGCGTGGGTTTACGGCCAAGGGTTCCCGAAATCGTTGGACGTGTCGAAGGCGATCGACAAGCGAGGCGGTAATTCAAATCTGACGGTGCAGATTGGTGCAGCGATCAAGGCGGCGCGCGAAGCTCGTGGGTTGAGTGCATCCGAATGCGACCGCACGTTCTGCGGAGGAACAACAAACTGGTCTTGGTTCGAGGGACGCCCGAACGGGCAGCGCGCACCGTCACCGGAGACGTTCACCAAGATCGCAGAAGCGTGGCCCGAATTGGCGCACTTGGCGGAAGCTGTCGCCGAAGCGGAACGTGAGGTTGTTGCACGCGGGTCTGCCGGACTTGGGCAAGGACAGTTTAACGCTCGCGAGGTCGGCGTTGGAGGGTACGGCTTTTCGGTAGAGTACGACATCACCGCCCCCGCTACCGTCGCCGCCCGTCAGTGGCAAGGCTTTGGCACCGCCCTAAAACCCGCCCTCGAACCGATCACCGTTGCGCGCAAGCCGCTGATTGGCACCGTCGCGGCCAACGTCTTGCAGCATGGAACCGGTGCGCTGAACATCGACGCTTGCCGTGTTCCAACCGCTGACGCCGCTGACGCCGCTGACTACGCGGACAAATGCGCGAGCGTGGTGGGGTTTGACTCGAACCGCAACGGGGCGGCTTACGGCAATTGGCAAGGCAAGCGCGAAGACAGCGCCTCTCCGCTCGGACGCTTCCCTGCCAATCTAATCCACGACGGCAGCGAAGAAGTGAGCGCCATGTTCCCCGACAGCGCCGGATCGGGCGGCAGCGTGCCGAACGTACGGATCACCGGCTACGGCGGCGGCATCGGCACCGGCCAGAGCGAGTATTTAGGCGGCGAGCGCACGCAGCACGACGCCGGAAGCGGCAGCGCCGCGCGCTTCTTCTACACCGCAAAAGCGAGCAGGGAAGACCGCGGCGCGGACAACACGCACCCGACCGTCAAACCGACCGATCTGATGCGCTACCTCTGCCGCCTCGTCACGCCGCCCGGTGGCACGGTGCTCGACCCGTTCATGGGATCGGGTTCGACAGGGAAAGCGGCAGTGCTCGAGGGGTTCAAGTTCGTTGGGATAGAGCGCGAGGCCGATTACCTGGCAATCGCCGAGGCAAGGATCGATGCGGCAAAGGTGCAATTCGCGCAGGAAAACGCACAGATGGGATTGGTGTTCGCATGAAGCTCACCGTCGTCCGCACCAACATGGCGTTTCCCGAGAACATGGAAACGGCGAGCTACCTGCTGTTTAAGGTCTTCGACGGATTCACGCAGGCCGACCGCAGCGCCTGGCGCCGATTCTGGCGTCGGATGAAGGGGATGGAGCCCGGCGAGCTTGCGCAGATGGAATTGCTCGTCCCGCGCGACTACATCAAGCTCAAGAAGTTTTTCGCGCTGCTCAACGTCGGATTCGACGCGTGGGAGCCGGGGCGCAAGCGCAAGACCTACCGCGGCCGCCCAGTGGTGAAGGATTTTGAGAATTTCCGCGAGCAGACCATCATCCTCGCCGGCTTCTACGAGCAGACCTTCGACCTCCAAGGCCGCATGAAGCTGAAGGCCAAGAGCATCAGCTTCGCGAAGATGGAAGACGACGAGTTCGATCGCCTCTACACGGCTGTCGCCAACGTGCTGCTCGAGAAGGTTTTGACGACGTATGCCGGTCGCGATGAGCTCGACGAGATCGTCGACAAGATCATGAGGTTCGGGCAATGAGCGCCGCCGACCAATTCGCGCGCGTCCTCGCTATGGTCTCGTCCCATGTCGAGCGCAAGGCCGATCACGCCAAGGCCGAACTTCACGCGATGGTCGTCCGCGACCGGCGCAGCCTCGGCCAGCGCGCGCGGTGGGCCAATTACCGGGAAAGGATTGTTCGATGAACTGCGAACAAGGGGATTTGGCCATCATCGTGAAGGGCAAAAATTCCGGCGTGGTCGTTCGCTGCTTGAGTATGGCTTTCGATGACAAATGGTCGGTCAAGGTCTTGAGCTTGAAACTCGGCTGCGGCTTTTCGCATTGTTCCGATGCCGGCCTGCGCCCGCTGCGCGATACCGCCGGCATCGACGAGACGTTGATCTGGGCCGGCTTTCCGAAAGGGAGGATAAGGAAATGAGCCGTGATCACTGCTTCCACTGCGGCAAGGAACTCGCCTTTGTGCCCAAGAAAGGCGTCGTGTTCGCCATCTACATCGACCCGCTCGGCCACGAGCACAAGATGCACAAGGAATGCCTCAAGTACGGCGACTACGGCAAGCGGCCGGTCACGGCGCAGCCCCACGGTCGGCTCATCGGCGATGGCCTTTACGCCGCAGAGAGAAGCGAGTCTTAACCAAAACTTCGCCACGAAAGGAAATGGTCATGTGGAATCGATCACCGCGCCTGCAGAGCCAAGTCGAGGCGCTCGTAAAGGAAGTGAACGAACTACGCCGCAGGGTCGTTCAACTGGAAGAGGGGCAGAACATCAGGATCGGCGAGATCCGTCTTGGTCAGAACTGGTTCGATACGTGGGGGCCGCTGGATCGGCGGCCGTGCGTGAAAACGTCGGCCCTGCTCAAGCTGATCCTTGACTACCTCGGCCTCGAACTGACGCACACCAAAGCGGCAGAGACAACGACGTTGCAGCCGAAGACGAAGCCGACCGATCCGGGCGCGCAAGGCGAGTAATTTTCAACTACGAAAGGGGACCAAGCAATGTCCGAAGACCGCATCGAATACGAAATCCAAGCCAAGGGCCTGACGGCGCCGCGCATCACGCTGGAGGACATCGAGGCGAACATCGCCAGCGAAGTCACGTTTAACGTCGGCTCTGTCCTGAAGGACTGCCCTGTATCCGCCAGTTGTGGGCTGCTGACTATCTGCGTGCTGACGCTGAAGAACGGCTTCACCGTCACCGGCGAGTCGGCCTGCGCGAGTCCCGAGAACTTCGACGCCGAGCTCGGCCGCAAGATCGCGCGCGAGTACGCCGTGCAGAAAATACGGCCGCTGCTGGGCTACGAGTTGTGCAGCAAGTTGGCGGGTGGCGCATGAGGCCGCTCTACATCTTCGATCTTGACGGAACCTTGGCGCTGACCGAGCACCGGCAGCATCTTGTGCGGTGCGACAAGCCGGATTGGCCGGCGTTTTTCGCGGCCTGCGTCAACGACGAGCCGAACCTTCCAGTCATTCGCACGCTGCAGGCGTTGCGCGCGGCCGGCGCTGAAATCTGGATCTGGTCTGGCCGCAGCGACGAGGTCAAGGCGCAGACGGTCGAGTGGTTGTGCAAGCACGGATGCTTCTACAGTTGCACCACCTATCTGCCCTTGAGTTTCTTCGTGGCGCCAGAGCGTTTCCGCATGCGCAAAGCCGGCGATCACCGCGACGACGTTGCCGTCAAGAGCGAGTGGCTGGCTGAAATCGAGCCGCCCGAATACGCTCGCTTGACGGCGGTGTTCGACGACCGCGACAAGGTTGTCGCGATGTGGCGCGCCGCCGGCGTGCCGTGCTTCCAAGTCGCTCCGGGGGCGTTCTGACCATGACACACCTGAAAGTCGTCGAATTTCCGCACAACTCGCTCGCCGATCTGCCGCAGAAGATGCGCGACCTGGCCGACGCGATCGAGGAAGGGCACTTCGGCACAGCAAAGGCATGTGTCGTCGTGCTCAACGCCGACCTGCTTCAAGTCTTCGGCCTTGGCTCCGACGCGGACAGCACCGTCGCGCATTACCTGCTGGCGTGCGCGCAGCGGAAGCTCGAGCAGCCGTTGCTCGACCGGCAGCCGTAGGCAGAGGAACTGACCGTGCAGACGACCTACCGCTCCCGCAAGTTGCTCGACGCCGCGCGCGACTGCACCGAGTGCATGGGCTGCGGTCGGCACCATGCCGACGGTTCAATCGTTGCTGCGCATTCGAACCAGTTGCGCGACGGGAAGGGCACGGGAATCAAGGCTGCCGACTATCGCGTCGCCTTCCTTGGACCCGAGTGTCACCGCGAACTCGACCAAGGAAAGACGATGAACCGCGAAGAGAAGGTCGCGTTTTGGGAGCGGGCGCACAGAAAGACAATCGCGTGGCTTTTTGAATCGGGAAAGGTGGTGGCGAAATGACGATCGTGGTCGGTATTGATCCCGGGTTAACCGGCGCCGCGGCGCTCGTGAGTCACCGAGGCCTGCTCGAAGTCTTCGATCTGCCGACCTCGAGCTCGAGCGACACCGCCCGCGTCTCCCGCAAGATCGACGGCGCCGCCTTCGCGAAGATCCTGCGCGAGTCGCTGACCCGGCACGAAGCGTCGAAGGACGCCGTTCTCGTCGTTCTCGAAGACGTCCATGTGATGCCGAAGGGCAACGCCGCGAACGCGAGCCTGATGCACACGAAGGGCGTCCTCGAGGGCGTTCTCGCGACGATGGGCCACAAGGTCGAGCTCGTCGGTTCGCAGAAGTGGAAAAAGATGTTCGGCCTGATCGGCGAGAAGAAGGACCTCTCGCGGGGCGTGGCGCTCGCGCTCTACCCGGGCGCGCCGCTGAGCAGGGCAAAAGACCACAACAAAGCGGAGGCAATTTTATTGGCGCGGTTCGGCCTGCGCTATTTCTGTTGAGGGCGCCATGCAAACCAATCTCCAGCGCAAACCCGTCGAGATCGATCCCCGCAGTTTGATCGACCCGATCGCCGACTATCACCTGTCGAACTGGAAGCGCTGGATGGAGAGCTACGAGGTCCGTACTGGCTATGACCATGAGTCGGCCGTCGTCGGGAACTACAGGGCATCGACTTCCCTGGATGACATGTACGACAGCAAGGACCGCAACGACGCGATGATCACGAACGCGGTCATCGAGGATCTGGCGCCGATCCACCAGGTCGCGATTCACAACGTCTATCTGGCCTGCGTCTGGAGATTCCGCGGCGACCTCAATACCGTGTTCGTCGAGGCGGTCGAGAAGTTCTGGGCGGCGGGGCAGAAGAGGGGGTTGATATGATTGGCCTTGCGATAATCGTGCCGGCCGCGCAAGCGCGGAATTTCTTGGGAGATTGATACGATGGCCAGCAGGAGAGAGATTACCGACGCCGACCTCGCTACGTGCTTGAACGAAAATACAGTAGAACTTATTCAGGCGATGAAAGTTGGTTTTACCACGCAACAACTCAAGACTCGAACCGGTCTTTCTTATCAATTGATAAGAGGAACCTTCAGCGCATGGGATCAGGCTGTAGGGATCGCTAAATACAAGAAGAATACGAACGGAAGAATGGCGTGGTTTTTGGACTTCCTCGGTCTTCTGGAAAAATATCTTGACCTGGTCAACGACTTTTATCTACTGCAGCAGGCGGCAAGGGGTAGGGCGAACAAGGCTTGGATTGACATCAAGGAGCAACGACCGGAAGACGGCCAAGTCGTTCTAATCCTCATTCGAACCGAATACAAATACGCGCCAACGCGATTAGATATCACGATCGGGCAATACAAGTGGGGTGAATTTGGTAGTTCGCGCTATCCGACCCACTGGATGCCACTGCCTGAACTGCCGGAGCCCTAGTAATCCGGCTTTCATCCTACCGTCATCGCCTGTTGATCTCGCTGACATCATGGACTATCATCATTCATGCGGGAGTCCTGAACTTACAATCCGAAAAGAAAGGGTAGTTCGTCATGACCAGCACCGAGATTGCCCATTGCCCGTTCTGCGATAGCGCCAATACAAGAGTGATGTCCTCATGGACAACTTGGCATGTGGAATGCGAAGACTGCCGGGCCGCAGGGCCGACGGTCTACCGTCGAGAGCGTGATGGTGCGCGGAACGACAAGTCCAAAACGATAGCCGAGTGGAATAAAGCCGCCAGAATGCCTTGTCGCAATGCCGACGCAACAGGATGCAATCTCGTGCCGTCTCGCGAGCAATGCTTTCCGGAGCAATCCGCTCCCCAGACCGCTTGACAATCGAATAGCCACGGTTTAGCATTTTGTCGTGGGCGTCGTGCGCCCCAAAGAAACCCGCTCAGGTGAAAGCCTCGGCGGGTTTTTTTACGTCCGCGCCGGATGCAGCCGCAGGTAGGGCAGGCGACGAAGGGCCGGCTGAAGCGCCATGCCGGTGGAGTGGCACACCCAGGGTGAGATCGCACGGACGGAGCCGCGGTCCGGTTAATGAGCCCGACGACACGACGCAGGTTATACCCAAATCAGGCAGGCCAATTCCCAAATTGGGCCGAACTGCCGCTGGACGCTGTAACCAGCATCAACACGAATGCCTCAACGTCGTCAATACGATCTTTTTACAATCCCCGGCGACACGCCTCGGGGCTGATGAATACCGAGGCGGCATTCGTGCTGGTACTGCGCAACCCACCCCAAGGAGATCCAGATGCACTATCGCAATGGCCGTGAAGCAAAGAATGGCGACAAGATCGTGAAACTCGAAGGCGGCAAGGTCGTCTCCTTCGGCGTCTTACACAGCGCGACGCCGGGGAATGACTTCTGCAACGGCAATATCGCCGTGGTTCAGCCGGCGAACGACTACGCCTGCATGTGCGATTGCCTGCACATCGACGACGTCGCCGAATTGCTGGCCGAGAAGGGGTTGGATAAGCGCCCCGCCGGCAAGTAAGCAAAACCCGCAGCCCTTGCTGGGTCAAAGCAGGGGCAACACGAATTCCGCTTGCGGCGCATGCAGTGCCGGCCTTACTACCCGGTGCCGGATTCGGCGGAATCCGTGTTGGCGTGACAGCGCAAGTCGAACCATTGAGGCATCAACTGGACGCAAATCCCGGCGTCGAATGCCATTCCGCAAGGATGCGGAGCCACAGACAAGCCCGCCTCGCATAGAGGACTCGCCAACAACCCTTTCGATCCACCACGAAAGGCTAGGTGATCCACGAAGCGCGCCCAGCGCGCGACGCCGCGAGGCGGTGTATCCCGAAGCAGGAAAACGAACCTCCCTCGTTCTCGCTAGAGAGCGTTTCAGCCGCCCTACGGGGCGGCTTTTTTCTTTTCTGGACAAGGAAGATGAAACCGCACGAAGAGCGCGTGATCGCCGAGAAGGCCGAACTCGAAGCGAAAATCGCACGCCTGTCCACTTTCATCCGCTCGCCAGCCTACCGGGAATTGCCGATCGAAGAGAAGCAGCTCCTGCTGCGCCAGGAAGTGCTCATGTGCGAGCTCGTGCAGTGCCTGGTTGAGCGCATCGCGTTGTTCAAGGCGGTGGCGTGATGGTAGCGAAGAAGCCGGCGCTTCCGAAGCCCGGAACATCAAGGCGGCAAGCTGAAGTGCGAAGGTCGCTCTTCATCGAGGCCTACATTGCGAACGGTGGCAACGCGACGCAAGCGGCTATCGCTGCTGGATATTCAGTGCGAGACGCCAGAAATCGCGGATTGCGACTGTTAAAAGAGGCCGACATTGGCCGACAGATTTCCCAAAGGGCAGAAAAACTCGCGACCAAGTACGAGCTCACGACCGAATCGGTCATCGCCGAGCTCTCGAAGATCGTCCATGCCGACCCGCGCAAGATGTTCAGCGCCGACGGTCGGCTGATTCATCCGCACGACTGGCCGGACGACATGGCCGGCGTCATCGCCTCGATCGAGGTCGATGAACTCTTCGAAGGCACCGGCAAGGCGCGCCGCTGGACCGGCTACACCAAGAAAGTGAAGCTCTGGGACAAGAACAGCGCGATCGACAAGGCGATGAAGCACCTTGGCCTGTTCGCCGAGGACAACAAGCAGCGCGGCAGCGCGCTATCCGATCTGCCGCGGGAAGTGGTCAAGGCGATCCTTGAGCGCTTGCAGCAGTTGAACGCCAAACATGGGCAACCCGCTCGACTGGATTGACCAGCTTCCGGCCGAAGCGCGCGCCGCGCTGATGGCCGAGGCGCAGACCGAGTTGGATCGCAACAAGCTCGAGGATTACCGGCCGTACCCGAAGCAGCGCCAGTTTCACGAGTTCGGCGCGACGATGCGCGAGCGCCTGTTGCGCGCCGGCAACCAGAACGGCAAGACCTTCTGCGTCGCCAACGAAGTCGCCTATCACCTGACCGGCGAGTATCCGGACGACTGGACCGGCCGGCGATGGGATCGCCCCGTCGTGTGCTGGGCCTCCGGCGAGACCGCCGAGACGACGCGCGACAACCCGCAGCGCGCGCTGCTCGGGATCGTCGGCGAGTTCGGCACCGGCGCCGTGCCGTTCCGCTGTCTCGGCGACTACGGACTGGCGACCGGCGTCGCCGATCTCTACGACTACGTCAAGGTCAAGCACGTCGCGGGCGGCTGGTCGCTGCTGCGTTTCAAGTATTACGCCCAGGGCGCGAAGAAATGGATGGGTCCGCCCGTCGATTTCGTCTGGTTCGACGAAGAGCCGCCCGAAGAGATTTACGACGAAGGCCTGGCGCGCACGATCGCCACCGGCGGCATGGTCGCGCTGTCCTTCACGCCGCTAATGGGCATGTCGGAAGTCGTTCGCCGCTTCCTCGTCGATCCGACGCCGGACCGCGCCGACGTGAACATGACGATCGAGGACGCCGAGCATATCCCGCCGGCCGAGCGCGAACGCATCATCAAGAGCTTCCCGCCGCACGAGCGCGAAGCCCGGGCGCGCGGCATTCCGACGCTGGGTTCCGGGCGGATTTACCCGGTCGATGAGGCGCTGATCACCGAGAAGCCGCTGCTGATTCCCGAGCACTGGCCGCGCCTCGCCGGACTCGACTTCGGCTGGGATCACCCGACCGCCGCGGTCTGGGGCGCTTGGGACCGCGACACCGACACGATCCACCTGTACGACTCCTACCGCGTCAGCGAGCAGCCCGTCATCGTGCACGCCGCGGCGATCAAGAGTCGCGGCGCTTGGATTCCGGTCGCGTGGCCGCACGACGGACTGCAGCACGACAAGGGCGCCGGCATCGAGCTCGCCGAGCAGTACCGCGCGCAAGGCGTCGCGATGTTGCATGAAATGGCGCAGTTCCCAGAAAACGACGAGCAGACGACGCTTTCGAAGGTCTCGGTCGAGGCCGGCATCGCCGAATTGCTCGACCGCATGCTCACCGGCCGACTCAAGGTCGCCTCGCACCTGACCGAGTGGTTCGACGAGTTCCGGCTGTATCACCGCAAGGACGGCAAGGTCGTCAAGGAGTACGACGACCTGCTGTCGGCGACGCGCTACCTCTTGATGATGCTGCGTTACGCCAAGACCAAACCCGTGCAATCAACTGAATGGAAGGCGCGCCCGCGCGTCTCGTGGAGGACAGCATAGTGAACGATCCGACCTTGGTTGTCGACCGCGCAACCGCCGCCGACATCGTCGCGACCGGTGTGTCCTCGCCCGGCGCGCTGCCGTGGCGCACCTTCGAAAAATGGATGGGCGACCTGCGCAATCAGCCGGCCTGGCGCACGCTCGCGGACAAGTGCGCCGACTACTACGACGGCAACCAGATCACCGCCGACCAGCTGCAGGCGATGGAAGACGCCGGCATGGCGCCGATCATCGCGAACATCATCCGCCCGACCGTCGACGTCGTGCTCGGCATGGAAGCGAAGACGCGACAGGACTGGCGCGTCGTCTCCGACGCCGGCGAGTTCCAGGACGTCGCCGAGGCCGAGTCGTTCAAGCTCGCCGAGGCCGAACGCGAAGCCAAAGCTGACCGCGCCTGCTCGGACGCCTATGCCGGGCAGATCAAGGCCGGGCTGCACTGGGTCGAAGTCTCGCGATCCCTCAATCCCTTCGAGTTCCCGTACCGCGTCCGCGCCGTCAATCGCCGCGAAATATGGTGGGACTGGCGCGCGCAGGAACCTGACCTGTCGGATGGGCGCTTCCTCCTGCGCAAGCGCTGGATCGATCTCGACGAGTCGATCGCCGTTTTCCCTGAGAAGAAGGAACTGCTCGAGCACATCGGTTCCGGGCGCATCACGTTCAACCGCTTCGACCTGACCGCTGAAACGCAGTCCGAAGCGCTGGTCGACGCCCACACGCGCGAACTCAGGACGACGCTCGACGACCTCGAATTCCGCGATACCGAGCGCGGCATGCTGTGCCTGGGCGAGCTCTGGTACCGCACCTGGCACCGTGGCCACGTCATCAAAGTCGCCGGCCGCGTCATTCCGGTCGATACCTCGAATCCCGTCATCGCCGCCGCGGTCGCCTACCAGAAAGTCAAGGTGATGCCGGCCGTCTATCCGAAGGTGCGGCTCAGTTGGTGGGCGGGCCCGCACTGCCTCGCCGACATCGAGACGAAACGCCGGCGCTTCCCCTACGTGCCGTTCTGGGGCTTCCGCGAAGACCGTACCGGCATCCCGTATGGACTGATTCGGCCGATGCTCGACCCGCAGGACGAATACAACGCGCGCCGGGCAAAGCTGATGTGGCTGCTCTCGGCGAAGCGCGTCTTTGCCGATTCGGACGCGCTCGACGAGAACTACAACACACTGTCGGATCTCGCCAAGGAAATCGGTCGTCCTGACGCCGTCGTGGTGATGAACCCGAACCGCAAGCCCACGTCTGGCGTGAAGGTCGATACCGACCACGCGCTCGCGACGCAGCAGTTCGAAGTCATGCACGACGCGCAGAACCTCCTGCAGCAGACCGCCGGCGTCTATCAGACCATGATGGGACAGGCCGGCAACGGCGTCACGGCAAACAGCGCCTTGAACACGCTCGTCGAGCAGGGCGCGACGACGCTCGCCGAAATCAACGACAACTACCGTTTCGCGCGGCGCCTCGTCGGCGAAATGCTGATGGAACTCATCGTCGAGGACATCGGCGGCGAGCAGACCGAAGTCTCGGTCGGCGAAGGCAAGAAGGCCAAGAAGATCATCCTCAACCAGCGCCTGCAAGACGGCAGCATCGCCAACGACGTGATGCGCGCCGGCACGAAGGTCGCGTTGGCCGACGTCCCGAGCACGCCGGCTTACCGCGCGCAGCAGCTCACGATGCTTGGCGAACTCACGAAGTCGCTGCCGCCGAACATCCAGGCGACGATCATCGACTTCGTCATCGAGGCGACGGATCTGCCGCAGCGCCGCGAAATGGCCGAGCGCATCCGCGGCGCGCTCGGCATCCAGGATCCGGCCGACATGACGCCCGAGCAGCAGGCGCAGGCCGAGAAGATGCTCGGGGAGCAGCAGCAGGAAGCGCAGGCCGCGAAGGCACTCGCGGTGCGTGGTGCCGTGGCCGACATTTCGGTCAAGGAAGCCAGTGCCGCCAAGATCGCGGCCGAAGCCCGGAAGACCGACAGCGAGGCGGCGCAGTCGCAAACTGCCGGCCAGGCTTCCCCGCGCGAGCAGGAACTGCAGGCGCAACTTCAGGATCTCGTCGCCCAGATCGCCGCGGCGCGCACCGAGGCGAACGACCAACTCGCCGAGATCAAGGCGACCTACGAGAAGCAGATCGACGACCTGCGCGAGGCCCTATCGACCGCACAGATCGCCGTCGACGACAAGCGCATCGAAGCTGACACGCGCCGGTATGAGGCCGACGCCGAAGTCAGGAAGGCGCAGATCGAAGCCGACGCCCACGCGCGCGAGGAGGACATCGAGGCGAAATTCGGCGAGCAGTTAAAACCCCTGCTCGAGCAGATCAAGAGTGTTCGCGACGAGCTCGCCAAGGCCAGAAAGGAACCGAAGGCTGAGAAAGGGGATGACAAATGAACGACTCACTACAGCTTGAAGTTGCGAAGGTGACGCCGCCTGTCGGAGTCGTCGTTTATGAAAAGCTGACACAAATCACCTTGTCAGACGTTGTCCTCTGGCTGACGGCGATCTATACGGCGCTGCTCATCATCGGATGGATCAGGAAGTATCTGAAGTCGCGCCGCCTTGCAGACAGCGACCCGATCTGCGCCGAGGACTGTCCGGTCGCCAAGCGTCTGATCGAAGAGCGCGACGAGGCTGTGAAGCCATGAACGAGAGCTTCACCTTCCTGCGCGCGCTGACGGCGCTCGTCGTCGCGCTCTACATCGGCGCGGCCATCTACGCGCTGGTAGTCAAGATGGTGTCATGGCCGGACTTCGCCGGCGCAGTGGGTCCGATGGCCGGCATGCTCGTGGGCTACTGGGTCCGTGGCGAGAAATGAAGCCCATCGCGCGTATCGCTCTGGCGGTTTCCGGAGCGCTGGCGATTGCTGCGCCTGCCGAAGGCCTGCGCCAGTACGCCTACTACGATCCGCCCGGCATCCTGACGGTGTGCTTTGGTCACACCGGCGATGTGCAGATTGGCCGCTTGTACCCGCTGGCAGAGTGCAAGGCGCTGCTGAACGCGGATATGCTGCGCGCCGTCGAGACCGTCGAGCGCTGCGTTCCCGGACTTCCGTTTAAGACCCTGGCCGCGTTCGGTGACGCCGTCTTCAATCTCGGCCCGACGATCGTCTGCAACGAGAAGGCGTCGATGGCAGCGCGCCTGCTCGCGGTCGGCAACCTTGTCGCCGCCTGCAACCAGTTACCGCGCTGGAACAAGGCGACGATCGCCGGCGTGAAGGTCGAACTGCCGGGTCTGACCAAACGGCGTGCCGCAGAGCGCGCCTTGTGCCTCGAGGGTGCCCATGCGATCGAAGCGTGACCCCTTCCCGCCGCTGTGCTGTGGCGCGTGCCACTTCTGCACCAAAGAAGACGACGGTTATTTCTGTTGGGCTGCGTTGCCGTCGCTAGATGAAACAACGCGGGAGGCTCGGCGCGGCGTTCCCGTTGTGCCCGAGTGGCAAGACTGCGCCACGTTCAAACCGAGGATGAACGCATGACGTTTACCTATTTGGCGAGCCCATACTCGCATCCCGACCCGGTCGTTCGCCAGCAACGGTTTGAAGCAGTTTGCAAGGTGGCCGCCAAACTAATGCTTGCCGGCGAAGTCGTGTTCTCGCCGATTGCGCATTCGCACTCGATCGAGACGGTCGGTCTCAAGGACGTGAAGAACGGCGCCTTCTGGAAAGAACAGGACATTCCGATCCTGCGCCACGCCGCGCGCCTCGTCGTGCTGATGCTGCCCGGCTGGCAAGAGAGCGCCGGCATCGCCTGGGAGATCGAAACCGCGCAGTACCTGCGCATTCCTGTGGAGTTCATCGAGCCATGAGCCTGCCCACTGATCCCAAGGCCCGCAAGGACATCCCGATCTATTCCGGCTTCGTCTGCTACTTCCCGCTGGCGATGGCCGCGGTCGCCGAGCTCTCGCGCATCGGCAATGACCAGCACAACCCCGGCAAGCCGCTCGGTTGGGACCGCTCAAAGTCCGGCGACGAGAAAGACGCGATGATGCGGCACCTCGTCGATCAAGCGATCGATGGTGACCAAGCCACCGACCAAGACGGCGTCTTGCACGCGACGAAAAAAGCCTGGCGGGCAATGGCTGACCTGCAGAAGATCCTCGAGCGGCGCGCGGAGAAGGCGTCGGCGCCGAAGCTCGCAGGCTTCCCACCCGAGGATGGCGAATAATGGCGAACCGACCGCTTCCCGAACATGTTCTGCAAGAAGCACGCGACGCGCTGGCAAAATACAAAACGCAGGCCGCCGCCGCCGCCGCGCTCGGCATCAGCCGCGCGACACTGCAGAGCCGGTTGCTCAACGCTGACCGGGTGCTGCCCAAGCAGCAACCTGATATTCGGGTCAGTTACCCGATCGAGCGCGCCTTCGTCGGAAAATCCGGGCAGGCCGCGGCCGACACCGAGGACTTGTGTACGCGCATCAAGCGCGTGCTGCGTAAAGCGCCGGCGTCGCTGGACGCGATCGCAGCGGGGATGAATATTTCGCGTGGCGCCGTACTCGATGCGATCGACACGCTCAAGGCGGCCGGCGTCAATATCTGCCACTTCGGCGAAGAATTTTCGATCGAGACGGCGCCGGCGCCGCAGTATGCCGCCGACGGCGGCCTGCCTGTATATACGTCGCGTCCCGACAACACCTTCCTCTACGGCTTCACGAGCGACGGCCACATGGGCAGCAAATACGAGAGGCTCGACGTCATCAATGACCTGTACGACCGTTTCGCCGAGGCCGGCGTCGATCGCGTCTTCAATGCCGGCAACTGGATCGATGGCGAGAAGCAGGGCATCAACAAGTTCGACCTGCACACGCACGGGATGGACGCGCAGTTGGCCTACCTCGCCAAACACTACCCGCAGCGCGAGGGAATCGTCACCTACGCCGTCGCCGGCGACGATCACGAGGGCTGGTATTGCCAGCGCGAGGGCGTCGATATCGGCGCCTACGCCGAGCTCAAGATGCGCCAGGCAGGGCGCGAGGACTTCGTTAACCTCGGCTACATCGAGGCCTTCGTCGAACTGACGAACGCCAACAGCGGCCAGAACGCGAAACTGCTCGTCTGCCATCCGGGCGGCGGGTCGGCCTACGCGATCAGCTACACGAGCCAGAAGTCGATCGAGGCCTTCGAGGGCGGTGAGAAGCCGGCGGTGGCGCTGTTCGGCCACTACCACAAGATGATGTACGCCTGCATCCGCAACGTCCATGCGATCCAGACCGGCTGCTGCGAGGACCAGACGCCGTTCATGCGCAAGAAGAAACTTTCGGCGCACGTCGGCGGCGGAATCTGCAGGCTGACGCAGGATCCAGTGACGGGCGCGATCACGTCCTGCACGGTGCAGTTCTTCAACTATTTCAATCAGGGCTACTACAACGACCGCTGGTCGATGTCTGGCGCGGTCAATAACCCGGAAAGGAAGCGGCCATGAGCGTCGTCGCGCTGCACGGCGGTATCAGGGTCGCCACCGGCAAGCCGAACGAGGCGCTGGTCAAGGGGCTAGAGCAGATGCTGGGCATGGCAAAGACCGGGCAATTACAGTCGTTCATCGGCACCGGCTTTACCGTCGACGGCTTGAGAGCATCGACCTGGGCCGATTATCACGACAACGTCTACCAGATGCTCGGCGGTCTCGAATGGCTCAAGTATGAATACATCGCGAGGCACCCCAAATGACCCTGCCGCTCTGGGCGAAAGCCCTGATCTTCGCCGCGATCCTCGGCGCCGCGGCGTGGGCCGTCAATGCCTGGGGCAACAAGCACGAGCAGATCGGCTACGACCGCGCCGTCGCTAAGTCCAACGCCGAGCGGATTGTTTCGTTGCAGGAATCCGCCATAGAAACCGCTGCAATGCTAGGAGCAAAAGAAAATGCCATCAATGTGCGCATCGAAGCTGAAAAGAAGGCCAAGTCTGCTCTTGCTGCTGCTCGCGCTGAGTCTGGCGAGCTGCGCGACACGATCGCCGATCTCCGCAGCAGCCTGTCCGACGCTTCCCTCGAAGCCTGTCGCGCTCGAGCCGACGCCGGACTACGACTACTTGGAGCGTGCCAGGAGCGATATCTCGGAGTGGCAGAAGCAGCTAAAGGCCACCTTGCCGACGCGCTGATGTGTCAGCAGGCGTGGCCGCGCACGAAATGATGTTGCAATTTCGCAATTAGGGGATTAGCATTTCCTTCGTGGGCCGAGTCGCGCCCAGACAATCCCGAATTCACGCACGGCCATTGCGACAACATGGCCACAGAAACCCGCCTTCGTGCGGGTTTTTGCGTTTCTGAGCCGCCTTCGGGCGGCTTTTTTATTGCCGCATCCACGCGATAACTGGAGATCCCGAAATGGCAGAAGCAAACAGCACCGACCTTGAAACGCAAATGGCAAGTTTCGATCCGACGAACCCGGAAGCGCTCGCGGCCTTGGAAAAGGCGGCGATGGGCGGCGAAGACGTCGCGGCAGAGGCAACTCCGTCCGCCGACGACACGCCCGAGCCCGAAGCGGCACCGGCCAAGAAGGACGAACCCGCGCCACAGGACGATAAGACAGTCGCAGCGCCGCCGGCCGACAAGCCGGCCGAGCCCGGCGAAGGTACGCCGTCCGGTACCGGCAAACCCAAGGGCGTGCAGGCAAGGGACGGGGATCACATCATCCCGTATTCCGTGTTGGAGCGTGAGCGTGACCGTGCGTCGCGCGCCGAGGCAACCGCGAAGGCGCTGGCCGAACAACTGCAATCCCTGCAGTCCGGCAAGACCGTCGAGGCTCAGGCACCGGCGAACGCCGGCAACCTCACCGAGGAAGACCTGGCGCAACTCGATACCGACCTGCCGGGCGTCGCGAAAGTGATTCGCGCGCAGATGGCGGCGATCGAGGCGATGCAAGGGACGATTCACACGCTCCAGCAAGAGAACGAAATCGAGCAGCAGAATCGCCAAGCGGCGGCGCTGGACCAGACCGAAGCGGCCATCATGGCCAACGCGGACCTGAAAGCCTGGCGCGACGCGGCGACCCGGAAAGACAACCCGGATCCGCTGATGTGGAACCGGGCAGCCGGTCTGGATGAAGTTCTGCGCGACGATCCGGATTGGAAGGACCAGCCACTTGCCACTCGCTTTGCCAAAGTCGTGGAATCGATGCGCTCGCTCTACGGTGTCCCGGCCGCTGCTACGCCGACGCCGCCCGCACCGGTCCCGCCCGCTCCACAACCCGCAACCGACCTGAAGCAGGTCGCCGACGCCAAACTGAAAGCCGAGCCGGCCCCCGTGCCGACGACGCTTTCGGACATTCCAGGGGGCGCCGCGCCTGCACAGAGCGACATCGAGACCATCGAGAACACCAGCGCCGTCGCGCTCGGGCAGAAGTTCTTGTCGATGTCGCCGGACCAGATGGACGCCTACCTGGCCCGCATCGGTATCTGATCAACCATCACCCATCTCCCTGGAAGCCAAGACCGAACCGCCGCGAGGCGGTTTTTTTTCGTCCTGACTTAGGAGATCCTCATGCAAACCAACGTTCCTGCCGGTTCCGCACTGGCTCGGAAAATCTTCGGCGCGGCGCTCTTCGCGCGCTCCATCCAGGCCCCGACCTGGCTCACCAACCTCACCGGCCCGGCGCCCAAGCAGTCCGACGCCGAGGCCAAGCTCAAGGGCCAGACCGCCCGCGACATGCCGGTCGTCCGCGTGACCGACCTCAGCAAGACCGAAGGCGAAACGATCAGCGTCGATGCGTTCGACACGATCAGCGGCAAGCCGCTGATGGGCGACGTCAATGCCGAAGGCAAGGGCGAGAAGCTCTCCAGCTCGAGCATGGACATCAAGATCGACCTGTCGACCAAGGTCGTCGACGCCGGCGGCAAGATGAGCCAGCAGCGCACCCTGCATAACCTGCGCGGGATCGCGATGGCGCAGCTCGCGGGTTACTTCCCGCGCCTGCAGAACCAGGTCGCGCTCGTGCATATGGCGGGCGCGCGCGGTTCGATGACCGGCAAGGACTGGGTCGTCCCGCTCGAGAGCGACGCCGACTTCGCCAACATCATGATCAACGCCGTCAAGGCGCCGACCTACAACCGGCACTTCGTCATCGACTCGACGAGCCTCGTGCAAGGCGGCCTGCAACTCGGTTCGATCGACTCGGCCGACGTCTGGACGCTCGACCACGTCGACGCGCTGAGCCTGATGCTCGACGACATGGAAGTGCCGTTGCAGCCAGTCAAGCTCGCCGACGACCCGGCGGCCAACGACGAGCCGATCAAGGCGGTGCTGTACCTGACGCCGCGGCAGTGGGCGCAGATCAAGACCAGCACGTCGACGACGAACAACTGGCGCACGTTCCTGCAGAACGCCTGGAACCGCAAGAGCTACGGCACGAAGCACCCGCTGTTCTCGGGCGAGCCCGGCATGTGGAACGGCATCCTCGTTCGCGTCCTGCCGGCGCGCGCGACGGTCCGCTTCAATCCGTCCGACTCGACCAAGGTCGTTCTCGTCGCCAACCGCTACACGGCGACCGAGACGGACCAGACCGTCAACGCCTCGCTGACCGCGGGCTACGCCGTCGAACGCGCGCTGGTGCTCGGCGCGCAGGCGCTCGGCAACGTCTACGGCAAGAACCAGTCGAGCGAGTATTTCTTCTCGTGGCATGAGCGGAAATACAACTTCGAGCGCTCGCTCGAGGTCGCCGGCGACTGCATGGGCGGCATGGGCAAGATCCGCTTCAAGTTCAACGACGGCGCCGGCAATCTCGAGCCGACCGACAACGGCATCATCGTCATCGACTCGGCGATCAAGAAGTAAGTCGCCGGACTCCGAGGTAGTCACCGCATCAATAGCCAGGCCCGGACCGCCTGGCTAAACCCCTTTTCAGGAGATTCATCATGGCCAACGCCACTTACAACCCTGCAAACCTCGCCGACTCGCTGAAGTCGGCCGGTGATTGCGGCAACCGGATGGTGTTTTCCGGCAAGGCCGTCATCGCCGCGAACCTCGCCACGACCGACAAGGTGCGCCCGTGCCGCATTGCGGGCGGCACGCTCGTCGATCGCGTCGTCATCAACACCCCGGATCTCGATTCGGGTACCGCGCTCGCCGTGAACATCGGCTTCGCGCACACCGACGGATCGGCGGCGACCACCAGCGAAGCGGCGGCAGCGACCGCGGTCTCGCTGACGGCGGCCACGCTCGTCGCGGCGGCGGCAACGACATGGCAAGGCGCCGCGACCACGACCTACGAAATCTTCCCGCCGTTCCTCGTGGAAGCCGATTCGTACCTCGAGGTCGTTCCGACTGTCGGCGGCACTGGCACTGGCACCGTGTACGCCAAGGTCGAAGGCGAGGCCATCGGCGTCAAGTAAGTCGTTCAACCCGAGAGAGGGGGCTTTCGAGCCCCCTTATCTCTTTCTGGGAAAAGACCTCATGAAAAACATTCGCTACATCGGCAAGAAGGACGAGCGGACCGACAACGTCGCAGGCACTGGCCTCGTCTGGAACGGCCAAGGCGACGTGCAGACCGTGAGCGACGCAGCCGCGGCAAAGTTGCTGGCGCATCCGGATATCTGGGAAGACGCCGGCGATGCGCCCGTCGACGAGAAGCCGAAGGCCGAAAAGCCGGTCGCGGACAAGCCTGCCGACGAGCCCACGCCACCGAAGCAGGACGATCCCGAGGATGACTCTGCGCTGGCGCCGATGGTCAATCTCGAGACGATGGACAAGGTCGCGCTCAAGGAATACGCGCAGCGCCACTTCGGGCATGAGTTTCATCCGAACACCGGCGAGCCCAAGATGCGCTCGACGATCATCGGCCTGATGAACCGAGGCTGACATGGCACTCAAGGTCTGGGCAGAACTGATGCCGGAAGCGCGGCTGAACGCCTCGGGCTGTCCGGACCCTGTCATCGAACACTACCTGCGCGCGGCGGCAATCGACCTCTGCGCGCGCTCGAAGGCGCTGACGTTCGAAATGCCGGCCTTCGACACGGTCGCCGGCAATGCGGTCTATGCGCTCGCGCCGGCCGCTGAGACCCAGACCGTGCAGATCGCCGAAGTGACGGTCAACGGCACCGCGATTGACCCCATCGGGCGCGACGAGCTCGCGCAGATGAGCCAACGCCCGGGCGAGCGCGACACGCCGACGCGCTTCATGATGTACGCGGGCGACCGCTCGGTGCTGCTCTGGAAGACCCCGGACGGCGTCTATTCGGTTGTGCTGACGCTCGCCGTCAAGCCGTCGCTGACCGCGACTGGCATCGAGGCCTGGTTCTCGGACGCCTTCGGCGACGTGATTATCGCCGGCGCGCTGGCGGCGCTGCTCGCGCTGCCGGGCAGGTCCTGGACGAGCGGCGACCTGTCGTCCTACCACAAGGATTTCTTCGAGAGCGGCGTCATCAAGGCGCGCGCTTTTGCCGAGAAAGACGGCGCACGCTCGCCGCGCGCCCCGCTGCGCACGACCCGGTACGGCCGGTTCTGATCACATTTCTGTCAAAGGAGCACCGCAATGTCATCTGCAAACTTCACGAATCTGGCCCGAGCCTTGGCGAAAGGCGACATTGATTTCGATACGCTGACCTGCAAGGTGCTGCTCGTATCGTCGCTGCCATCCGAAGCGAACCTCGACGCCTGGGCGAACCGCTCGGATGTGGCGAACGAGATCACCGGCACGGGCTACACCGCCGGCGGTATCGCGCAGACCTTCACGCTGGACGCGCTCGACACGGCCAACAACCGGCAGCCGATCACCTACGCGAACCAGTCGCCGGGATGGAGCGGGTCGAATACGTTCTCGGCCGTCGGCGCGATCATCTACAAGAACAGCGGCAACGCCGCGACCGACACGCTGATGCACCTGATCGACTTCGGCGGAACGGTGAGCTGCGTCGCCGGCGTCTACAACCTGACGTACTCGGCGCCGTTCTACATCAATCGATGATCGATCGATGAAACGTCCAACCTGCCGGGCGCTGCGCGATTACTTCGACTCGCTGTGCCAACTCGGGCATGGCGAGTACGAAGTCGCGATCGATTGGCGCAGCGTGCCTTGCCGCCGGTCCGTCTGCCAGATCGATTCAATCCGGCCGCCGGCCCCGGAACGCCGGGTCGATACGGAAAACCGCGTCGTCCTCATCGACGTGCAGATGGAGCCGTGAGCGATGGCCGCGCCGGTCGTAGACTCCTATTCGTGCGCATCGGGCGGTGTCATCAACGCCGGGAGGTATGGTGAAGATCCGCCGGTCGATCCGGGCGAGTATGTCGGGGTGATCGCCCTGTCCGCACAAGGCGCAGCCGATCCGTTTGCTGCGAGTCCTCCGGGACAATTGCCTACGATGCCGAATGCGCCGGTTGGTGGAACGTTCTCCTGTAAGCATCAATACTGGACATATGACTCCACCCACGGCGATATGGTAGTGAGCGGGGGAGATTCTTGGGGTAACTCGAGATCTGACGTTTTCTCTTACACGCCGGCAACGAGGACTTTTGCCAAGATCCTACGTCAAGATGAGTGGGGAGCGCAGAACCTTGATCGTTCGATTACTCAGTTTAATCCAACTGATCTTATCGTTACGAATGGCTCAGGGTATGTAAATGGCATTTACCCTGATGCGGGCGGCGCTACCGGAGTTCCCTTGGCTGGGGGAACGGGAACGGGCGCGACGGTGTGGATAGAGGTAATTGGGGGCGCCGCTTACATAAAAAATCACGAATTCGGCTATTTGGTAACTTCTGGGTATGGCTATACAGTCGGAGATGTGCTCACAGTGAACAATGCACATCTTGGTGGAAGTGGTTCTGGTTTCTCCATAACCGTGACCGCTGTAAGCGACGCTGGAACGCCATCTTCAGTTGTCGGGCCAATCGGACGGTGTTTGCCGGGCCTGTGCCATGACGCTAACCGAAATGTTATCTGGTTCGAGGGCGGTACGACTCGTCCGAGCATTTGGGCAAGTAACGCGAAGGTTGGCGGTCTGTGGGCGCTCGATCGGGAGACTACGCCTCTTCCAACTTGGCACCGCCAAGGGCCTGGATGCCAAGAGGCTACTGGCAGAATAGCAGACCAATATTCAGGCGGCCTATTCTACGATCCGGTCGGGGATGCGCTATACCGCATGTGCTACGGGAAGTTGTATAAATATTCCCTCGGAGGCATAGAGATTGACGGGGTAAGTCGCGACAACTGGCAAGAGTTCGACCAGCCGCACGGAACAGGTGGGTACAGTTACCCCGCCTACGATAGTCGTCGCAGACGTATCGTGCATCTGAATGGTGATTGCAGCGCGACCTACGCCTGGGACTGCGCTACAGATACCGATGTTCTTCTGAATGACACTCCTTTCCCGTTTAGTACCGATGTCCATCTTGCCTATGATTCGGCATTAGATCGCGTAATTCTTTGGGCGGCGGCCGATAACCGGTTAAATAACGCGCCTGACTGGCAAGGCGCGAGAATTCACTGGATGTATTGGATGGACCCGGAAGGTAACTGGACACAGTTCACGCCGGAAGGGGATCAACTTATTGAGCCCGATGTTGTTTATCCGCAATTCTCCGGTGCTTACGATGGCAATGAGAAATGCCTAGTCGCGCAGACGGGGAATCAAAACAATGCTGCCTATGATTATGTTTCCCCGCCTCGCGCGAACATCTACCATCTGTATTCGCCTTCGTCTGCGGCGCCGGCCCTGAACCTCGTCGGCACGAACTGGACGCCGAACCGCGACGCTTCCCATAACGTGCTCGCCAGCGATTGGGCGGCGCTGCCGCTGAACACATGGGTTGCAGTGGTTGGAGAGACTCTGAGCGGCGTCATTGAGACGCCGCATTACCTTGGTGGTTTCGGCGACTCGGCGAATAGCATTACGGGTGCGTGGAACGGCGCCGCGTGGGACTACATCAACCAGCGGATGTACATCGCTGGCGGCGGCCACAGCGACAGTTCCGCATGCGAGACCGGCATCTACATGGTGGACGCGGCGACGGCTAAGTTTTCCCGCGTGCGCGACCGCGACCCGATGTCGGTGGTGCAGGGTTGGGACGGGAATGCCCACGCGCTCGTGCCGGCGGAAAAGTGGACGGGCTTCAACGTCCCGTTGCAAAACGGCAACCCAAGTGCAGTGCATACCTTCAACGGCCTCGTCTGGGTGCCACCGGAGGTACTCGGCAACACCAACGGCGGGCTGTTTTATCCGGGCGAAGCGAAAGCCGTCTGGAACTTCGACACGCACGCATGGACGGCGACGCACTGGTTCAACGCAGACAGTACGAGTTACAGCTCGGCGAACGTTTGCGCCTACATCGACGGCTCGAAAATCTACGGCCCAAGAGGGGCGTGGTATCACTGGCGCTTTGACCTTACGCAGACCGAGATTACGCAGTGGGGCGCGAGCTCGTTCGGTGAGCAAAACCTCAACATCGCCAACCAAGATATTGGGATGTTCGACACCAGCGGGGCGATTTGGAACTGGATGCGCGAGCGCCGCGAAGAGTTTTGCATCATCTCCAGCACCGCGCGGACAAGGACCAAGTACGGCTTGGCGCTCGACGCGGGCGCCACGAACTGGACGCCCTACAGCGACGCGATCACGCTGACTTCGAGCGACGGCTCCCACGCCTACTTCGGCGACGACAACAACTACGATCTCAATCCTGCCGACCCCCAACCCGATGAGTCGCTCGCGCAACCGGGCATGGCTTACGACCACGCGACCGAGACGTTATACATTCAAGCCAATAAGCCGGGCGACTTTCTCTACAAGATCACCGGCCTCTCCGGTTCAACGTGGACGGTGCAACGGATATCCGGAACGGGCGCGCTGTACTGGAGCAAGCACGGCAACTACGGCCGGATGCGACTGGCGACGCTTGGCGGCAAGAAGATCCTGTTGCGTGTAACGCACAGGGATGATCCGCTACAAGTCATGAGGATAAGCTGATGGCAACGGTCAATGCAAAAACGATAGGCCCCGGCGGCGACTACGCGACCCTCACCGCTTGGTTTGCGGCCTGTCCGCCCGACCTGACGGCCGCCGACGCTTCCGGCTATATCTACCGAGGGCAAGTGCTGAACACCGAGCTTGTCTCCGCTGCGGGCCTCGATATCACCGGCATCGCAGGGGCCGACGCGACGCACTACATCGAACTGACGGCGGCCAGCGGCTGTTCGTTCGCCGACCACGCGAACAAGGCGACGAATCCGCTGCGTTACAACGCCGCGGTCGGCGCGGCGCTGAATTGCACGGCTGGAAACCCAACGGTCGGAATTGCTTGTACGGTTCCATATACCCGTATTACTCGGCTTCAGATTCAGAATAGCGAAGTCGGGAGTCACGCGGCGACCACGTTGCAGATGGAAGGAAACAATTCGCTGCTTGATGGTTGCATTGTGGAAGGCGGGGCAACAACCACACCCCTTACAGTCTGTTCAGGATCTGGTTCGAAGTTCTCAAATTCGGTCTTTATTTATAAGCATTCGAGTTGGAATGATGCGCGCGGACTGGTGGCGTTACGGTCTGGGGCGGAGGCGCATAACCTTACCCTGATTGCTTCGACGATCGCGCAACCTTATGGATTTAGTTATGAATATACGCCGATTCTGGTCCAGAATTGCTATGTTGGAAATTGTACGGACCCGTTTATAGGCGCAATCACTACCACAGACCATTGTTTTACCGATAAGGCCACCCCGCCGACGGGTTGGACAACCGCCCCTTACAGCACGGCGACCTTTGCGAGCATTACTGCGGCTTCCATGGACGTGCGCCTGGCCGCCGGATCGGCGCTCATCAACGCCGGCGCGGACGACACGGGTGCGCAGACCGACATCATCGGCACCGCCCGCCCTGCGGGCGCTTTCGATGTCGGTGCCTGGGAGGTTCCTGCCTCAGCCACCAACGGCACGGCGACCGGAACGCTGGCCGCAAGCTCGCTGACCGCGCCGACAGGCAGCGCGACGGGCGGCAACGGCACGACAACCGGCAACGCGACGGGGGCGCTCGCTGCGACGACGCTCACTGCGCCGGCAGGCGCTGCATCGGGAACGACCGTGACCGCCGGAACGATCACGATCTCGGCGATCAAGGATTTGACGACCGGCGGACTGCGGGCCAACGAGACCGGCATCACGGTCATCGTCAATGACGTGTCGACCGGCGCACTCGTCGCGAAGATCACTGGCGAGACGACGGATGCCTCGGGCGACTGCGCCTTCTCGCATGCGTCGATCGTGATTGGAACCGAGTACCGCTGCACGACGATCCTGTCCGACGGGTCCGAAGGCACCTGGAAATACACGGCGGCCTAAATGAGCCAGCGCGTAACCTCGACGCCGTTGTTTGGCGGGTCTCATGTCGTCTCGCTTTGGGGCGGGCTCGGCATCCCGGGCAGCGCAATACCGACGACGGGCGATGCCGGCGGATCGCCGCTCGCCAATGACGAAATCGTCTCGACGTCCGAATACCGCCTCGAGGTCGTGACGCTGCCGACGGCCGGCACGCTCCAGTTTTTCCCCGACACGAGTTTCCAATTTTCCGGCGCGCCGGATGGGACCTATTCCTTCGAGTACGAAGGGTTCGAGGACGGCATCAGCTACGGCTCTGTAACGGATCCGCTCAATGTCGGCGTCACCAATGGAACGGCGACCGGTGCGCCGCATTCGATTTCGCTCACGCCGCCTGCGGGCGCCGCTTCGAGCACAACCGGCAGCACGAGCGGAACGGGTACTGGAACGATCGCCGCCCTGTCTCTCACTGCACCGATCGGCGCGGCCAGCGGGACGGGAGCGGTCGTCAACGGAACGGGAACCGGCGCAATCGCTGCCGTCGGACTCATTGCCCCGCTCGGCGGGGCGTCCGGAACCATGACCGAGGGCAACGGGGCCGCCGTGGGCGACTTCGCCGCGCTGACGCTGTCGGCGCCTGCCGGGTCGGCCGTAGGCATCTGGTCGGTCGGCATTGTCCGGCACACCAAGGTCGGATCGATCACGCGCCACTAATTTGACGAGACAAAGCCATGAAACCCAGGGACATCATTACCGCGGCGCGCCTGACGCTCAATGACAAGGATGCGATTCACAACAGCGATCTGGAACTGCTTAAGTACGTCAATCTCGCGATCTGCGAGTGCTCGACACTCGCGCCGCAACTGTTCTACTCGACCGGCGACATGCTCTGCTCGCCCGGCGAGACCGAGCAGGGCGTCGTGTTCGCCGATGCGCAGCTCGTGATCGAAGTCATCGGGATCAAGGACGGCCCCGCGATCCTGCTTGGCGACATGGCAACACTATCCGCGTTCGATCCGAACTGGCGGCAACGGCCGGCCGGCATTCCGGAAAACTGGTTCAAGCATCCGCTCGATCCGCTGCGCTTTTACCTCTCGCGCAAGGCACTGCCGAATCAGGTGATCGAAGTGAAATATGTGCGCAGTCCGCAACCGGTTGCGATCGACGACGAACTCACCGACCTGCCGCCGTCGATGGAACCCGCGCTGGTGCAGTACGTGATCGGGATGGCCGAAGCCAAGGATGCGGCGCACGTCAATTCCGGCCGCGCGCAGGCATTCCTGCAGGCGTTCGTTGCAAAACTCAATGTGAAATCTGCGTAGAGGGGCACGCCCATGACCGGTTTCGTCGTCCGCAACTTCAGCGGGGTGGCGCCGCGCGTGAATCCCCGTCTGCTTGCCGACAATAAAGCGCAGAGCGCGTCGAACTGCGTCGTGACGTCGGGAACGCTGCGCCCGCTGAAAACGAATCTGGCGGTGATGACGCTGCCGAAGTCCGGCACGATCCGGACCATTCACCGCTTCGGGCAGGACGTTGCGGAAGACGATCGGTACTGGTTCCACTGGGCGGACGATGTCGATGTCGTGCGCGGTCCCATTTTCGGCGACACGCAGGAGCGCACCTACTGGACGGGCGACGGCCTTCCCAAGGTCTCCGACAACTCGATCGCGCTCTCGGGCGGCACGCAGTACCCAATGAACGCCTACACGCTGGGCATTCCGGCGCCGGCAACTGCGCCGATCGCGACCGTGGGCGGCACGGCAACGCCTGGTGCGCTGGCCGAGGCGCGGGTTTATGTGGAAACGTTCGTCTCCGGCTGGGGCGAAGAAGGCTGCCCCTCAAACGCGTCGAACGAAGTCGATGTGCTGCTTGGGCAGTCGGTCACGCTGTCGCTCTCGGCCGTGCCGACCGGCGCCTACAACCTGACCGCGCGGCGCATCTACCGCTCGGTGCCGGGATCGTCCGGCACGCCCTACCTGTTTGTCACCGAAATCCCGATTGCCAGCGCCACCTACACCGATAGCCTGACCGCTGATGCCCTCGGCGAGTTGTTGCCCTCGCTCGACTACGCGATGCCGCCGGCGGCGTTGCGGGGGCTTGTGGCGATGCCGGGCGGGGTGATGGCCGGGTTCGTCGGCCGCGACGTTTTCTTTTGCGAACCGTTCAAGCCGCACGCTTGGCCGATCAAGTATTCGCAACCGGTGGATTCAGAGATTGTCGCGCTCGCCGTCTTCGACACGACGCTGCTCGTCCTGACCAAGGGGGCGCCGACCATTATTTCGGGCTCGCACCCGGAGAACTACACGCCGGTCAAGTGCGAGCTTCCGCAGGCGGGCGTTTCCAAACGCTCGGTGGTCGACGTCGGCGGCGGCGTCGCGTACGCTTCGCCCGATGGACTGTTCCTAGTCGGGGGCGGCGTAACGCGCAACCTGACCGAAGCCCACTTCACGCGTCGTGAGTGGCAGGCAATGAGGCCGTCAGAACTCAGCGGCTACCTCATCGACGGGCGCTATGTCGGTTTCAACAGCACCGGCGGCTTCGTTCTCGACCTGATCAGCGGCGACCTGATCCCGCTCAACTGGACGGCCAGCGCCGGGTTCTACGACCCGATCCGCGACGCGTTGTTCTTGGTGACGGACGGCAATCAACTCGTCAAGTTCGACGCCGGCGCTACCGACTCGACGCTGACATGGAAGTCGAAGGACTTCTATGTTCCGAAGCCGATCAACATGGGCGCTGCGCGCGTCGAGGCGGCCGCGTACCCCGTCACGTTCAAGGTGTATGCCGACGGCGTCCTGAAACACACGCAGACCGTCTCGAGCGCGCTGGAATTCCGGCTTCCCGATGGTTTCTTGGCCCATACCTGGGCGTTCGAGGTTTCCGGTACGCATGAAATCTATAGCGCGGCCATCGCGGAAACCGCGCTGGAACTGCAAAATGGGTAGGCTCGGCTTCCCGGCGATTTCATCGAAATTGCCCTCGGACCTCCGGCAGTTTCTGGAACGTGTGCGCGAAGCGATCACCGACGGCGACTTCCTAACGCGCCGGGACCTGGTCGGCGCCGGGATCGGTGCCTACGACAATTACGGGAATCTCGTGCCCGGAACTGGCGACGGCGGTAGCGGCGTAGGTGTCGATTTGACGCCCCCGCCCGCGCCGGTGAACGTCGTCGCGACGGGCGCGATGACGACGATCATTCTCGAGTGGGACGACCCGCACTACGGCAATTTCTCGTATGCGGAAATCTTCCGGTCGGCGACCAGCCTTTTCGCCGATGCGGTGCACGTCGGTGTGTCGTCGGGGATGCTGTACGCCGACCCGGTCGCGCCGGACTCGAGCTATTGGTATTGGGTGCGCTTCTGGTCAAAGGCGAACATCGTTGGTCCGTGGCACGGGACGGTCGGCATTCAGGGGCAGACGGCCGTCGATCCAACGTATCTGCTCGACGTCCTGACCGGCGCGATGGGGAGTCAGCCGTTTTTTGCGATCAGCGAGCCGACCGTCATCAACGGTGTGACGATCCCGCCGGGCGTCTACATGAAAGCGGCGTATATCCACGACGCCGCGATCACGAACGCGAAGATCGGCAACCTCGCCGTCGATTCTGCCAAGATCGCCAATGCGTCGATCGTCACGGCGAAGATCGACGACGCAGCGGTCACGTCGGCGAAAATCGCCAACGCGGCAATCCAGACGGCGCACATCGAGTTGGCGGCGATCACGACCGCAGTCATTGCCGACGCAGCGATTACGAACGCCAAGATCGGCAACATCATTCAATCTACCAACTATGCGGCGGGCGTCTCCGGCTGGCGGATCAACAAAGACGGCACCGCCGAATTCCACAACATCTACGCGCGCGGCAACATCCAGGCGACTTCGCTGAACGCGGCGACCGGGACTTTTACCGGCGCGCTACAGGCCGCGACCGGGACCTTTGCCGGTGCCGTGAATGGCGGCTCGTTCAATGCGGGCGCTTTCACCGGCTACGCCTGGCCCCCGGCAGGACAGTACGGAGCGCATCTGAGCGGGAGCGGCTTGCTGATCGGCAACGCCAACAACGGAACGTATTTTCAGGTGACAGCGGCGGGCAATATCTACGCGCCAGGCTTCCATGTTGAAAATGGCGTGCTTACCGTTTCACAGGCGAACGTCATTGACACCCTCAATATCGCCGGCAATGCGGTCACGATCCCAGTCAGCGCGCAAGGGGGTGCCAGCGTCGCGGCGGCGATCTATTCCAGCGGTGGCGTCATTCAAATCATTGGCTCTGTGTCACACACCTCTTCTGGCCCTTACGGTGGGAGCGCTCCGGTCCTAGACGTCGTGCTTTATCGAGACGGCTCGCCGATATTATCCCGGCCTCTGCCGATAACGACCCAGCTCGGAAACGAAAGCCAATCCAATTATTACGCAGGCTCGGGGACGATTACCTATAGCGAGCAGCCGGGCGCTGGTTGGCACACTTACACGATCGGCTCAATCGGTGGGGGCGCGTCGAATATCTGTCTTTTGGAGACGAAACGCTAATGTCGAAACTAGTCATCATCGGCGCCTATGGCGAGATCATCAGGGTTGTGACCTGTCCCGATTCGATGGACGCCAATCAGGCGGCCGAGGGAGAAACCGCGCAAGCATGGGTCCAAGGGGTCGGCTTCGGCACCCACTATTACGACGATGGCGATTTTCACGAAATACCGGCAGCGCCCGGCCAATATTATTTTTGGGATTGGCCGACGCATGCTTGGATCATTTCAGCGACAGCGCTCGCCGATGCCAAGGCCAAACAGTCGGGAATTGTCTCCGCTGCTTGCAAGGCGCAAATCGTCGGCGGCTTCCTCTCCTCGGCGCTCGGCGCCGCGCACCATTACCCGGCCAAATCGAACGACCAGCAAAACCTGTCGGCGTCGGTGCTCTCGAGCCTGCTGCCGGGCCTGCCCCCTGATTGGGTGACACCGTTCTGGTGCGCCGATAGCGCCGATGTCTGGGCCTTCCGGCTGCACACGGCCGCGGAAATTCAGCAGGTCGGCACCGACGCCAAGGCCGCGATCCTCGCCGCGATGGGCAAGAACGAAGTCTTGCAGGCGCTGGTAGCTGCTGCCAGCACCATTGAGCAGGCCCAGGCGGTTGTATGGGACTGAGGAACGTTGTTATCGCGCTTGACCAAGCGCTGAATTGCTGCGTCAAGCTCACGGACGGATGGGGCGAGCCCGACGAAATGCTGTCGGCGCGGGCATATCGGCTTCGCAAACAACACCCGGCCCTGATCAAGTGGTTCGATCGCCTATTCTTCTGGGACCGCGATCACTGCCAGGAATGCTACGAAATCGAGTTGAGCCGCGCGCAGTTGCCATCCGAATACCGGGATGGGGCTGAGGGCAAGGCGACGCCCAACCTCGGGGAATGATCGGACGACTGTCATGAATTTCGAGCTCATGAAAGACCGCGAGTTGATGCTCTACGCCTTCAAGGGCGACCAGGCGGCCGTCGATTACGTGTTGATGGTCGTTCGTGTTGCCGACGTCTGGGACAACCTCATCGATCGCGACAAACCGGTCAGCAACGAAGAGATCAATGACGCGTTCTGGAAAATGTCGGTCGAGATTCCGCGGAACGCGTTTTACCGGGCGCACATTGACGACCTTCTGCCGGTAATGGCGACCGGCATCCTCAACTGGATGGCTGCCAATTCGATCGAGCGTGACCGCACCGAGCGGCGGGCGATCGAGATTGCGCACGTCATTCGCTACAGCATCGCTGACATTTGCCTGTTGGCGGCGACGTTGTGCGGCGGTCTTCAATGGGCAGAGCACGTCGCCGCAGAATTGCGACTGCGGTCGCAGAGAAGCGACTTGAACGAATACATCACCAGTCTTCAAGGAGTTGAACATGCGAGCAAATAGGAAATTGATTGCGATCCGGTCGGCAGATGTTGCCGATGACCTGATCAGCCAGAAGCATGCTTGCTTCTTCGACATGGGTAACGACGCTCCCGATCCGCCTGACTACACCGCGACCGCCGCTGCGTCCGAGAAGTCCGCGCAGCTTGGCAAGGAGCTCGGCGACGCCCAACTGGCCGAGGCACGCCGCCAGTACGATGAGAACATAGCGGTCGTCAAGCCGATTGTCGACGCCCAGACCGGTTTGATGAAGCAGAGCATCGATCAGGGCGACGAACAGTACAACTACATGAAAGACACCTTCCGGCCCGTCGAGGCTGGATTGGTCAAGGATGCGACCGACTTCAGCACCGAGGGCGCGAAAGAAAAATATGCGCGCACCGCGGCGGCCGACCTTGAACAGCAGCAGTCAAACGAGGCGGCCCAGACCGACCGGGCGCTGTCGGCGGCGGGCGTCAATCCGAATTCGGCCAAGTTTGTCGGACTGAAGCGGATTCAGGAAATCAGCAACGCAGCCGCCCGCGCCGGCGCGGTGACCAATGCTCGGGATAAGGCCGACAGCCTGTCGTTCGCAAAGCGCATGGACGTCGCCGGACTTTCCCGCAACCTCACTGGCGCCTCGCTAGGCTCCTACGGCCTTGCACTCAGCGCCGGCAACTCGGCCACGAGTAACCAGATGGCTCCCGGGCAGGCACTGACGAGCGGCGTAGCGCAGGGCACCGGCACGATCATGCAAGGGCAGGGGCAGAAGGTGCAAGGCTTGACCAGCATCATGAACGCCCAGACGAGCTACGCGAACAGCAATCAGCCGGCCGACTATGGCGGCGCACTCATTGGGGCGCTTGGAGGCATCGGCTCGGCGGCGCTACTCAGTTCGGATCGTCGGCTGAAAGAGAACATCGAGTTTGTCGGGATCGACGAAGGCACGAATCTTCCGTTGTACGAGTTCAACTACATCGGAAAGCCGGGCACGAGGTTCCGCGGCGTCATGGCCGATGAAGTGATCCATCCGTTCCCTGACGCCGTCACTTTCGACAGCGAAGGATTCGCGTCAGTGAATTACGAAAAACTCGGCATCGAAATGCGTGAGGTTTGATATGGGACACAGCGGAAGAAACAACCAAGCGCTCGACGCGCTGCATGCGTTCGGCATTGCCTATGGCATGACCAAAGGCGTGATGCTGGATAAAGACCTGCAGAAGGCCGGCGATGTGAAGCCGGAGACCGTCGACAATGTCCAGGTGGCCGACAACACCCCGAACACCGAAGGCATGGTGCAGGATTCGGAAACTGGTCGTTACGTGCCGAAGCTGTTCGATGCCGACGGCAACATGACCGAGGCCGGCCTCACGCAGACCAACGGCGTCGAAGGCGGCGAGGCGAGTCCCGGCGTAGATCCGACCTTCAAGAGCACGACGACGCGCAGCTACCGCTTGGGCGACACCGAGCAGGCCGCCCCGTTCTCGCAGGAACAACTCGACGCCCGGCGCTACCGCAACCAGGCCGACGTCTATTCGAAGCACGGCCTGCCGGAACGGGCTGCGTCGATTCAGGGATTGGCGAAGGCGCGCGAGGAAGAGGCGACGATGAAGGATATCCGCGCCGGCGGCGTCGCCGGGCTGAAGAACGGCAAGGACATGCGCGCCGAAGAGAAGAACTTCGCGATCACCAAGGGGATGTACGAGAGCGCGCTGAAACTCAACCGACCGGACCTCGCGGCGGGCTACTACGCGCAAATGAACAAGGCGCGCGACGAACTGCTCGCGCACGCCAACGACCGGGCAGACAAGGTCTATCGCGCCACCGGCGGCAATATCAGCGGCTTCGTCGACACCTACAACAAGTATGTCGCCGACGGCAATACGATCGACGCATTCCAGCGCAACGATGACGGCTCGCACACTTTCAGCATCAACGACGGCACCGGCAAGACCCGCGACATCAATGTCCCGAAGGAAAAGATCAGCGAATACCTGCTGGCGCTGCGTGACCCGAAGCGTATCGCCGAACTCGAGCAGCGTCGCGCCGAGATCCTGTTCAAGGCGAGCGCCGACGCGCAGGAAGCGCTGAACAAGCCGGTCGCCGTCGGTAGGGATCAGACGCTCGTCGTGCCAAGCACCGGCCAGACCTTCGCGCCGGGCGCCAACCGCGGCTTCGACCCGAAGGAATCGGGATCCGTCCTCGACGACATCAGCAAGATTTTCGTCAGCAAATACGGACAGGCCGATCCGAACAATCCGCTCGCACCGAAGGGGCTTAGCGACGAAGGGCTCGCCAAGGCCTCGCTCGCGCATCGCCTGTTCATGGAAAACCGCAATCTGCCGCCGGCTGCCGTCGCCGAAATCGCCGACAAAGGCACGCTCGGCGTCGCGACGGTCGAGATCGGCGGCCAGATGCACAAGGTTCCGGCCGTCCATTACAACGGCCGCGCCTTCCTGCTGGGCGGATCGAACGCCGGTATGCCGACGCCCGCGCCGCAACCTACCGCCGCGCCGGGGCCGACCGGTCTCGGAACGCGCAGCGTCAGCGGCAAGATTGGCGACTCGGGCTTGCAGCGGGTCGAACCGTCAAAAAAAGCTGAGCCGGTCGCGTTCAATGCGCCAGAACTCGACCGGCACGCCAGCGAAGTGGAACAGGCGCTCGGACTGCCTTCGAACCTGCTTCTCGCCGTCAAGAACGTCGGCGAGCGCTCGAACAACGATCAGGTGAGCCCCAAGGGCGCCGCCGGCGTGATGCAGTTCATGCCGGCCACGGCTCGCCAGTACGGGGTCGATCCGACCAATCCGCAGCAGGCGATCGAAGGCGCCGGGCGCTACCTCGTCGATCTCATCAAGCAGTACGGCGGCAACGTCGCCGCGGCCGTCGCGCACTACAACGGCGGATCTTCGCAGGGGCAACTCGTGGCGGCCGGGCAACAGCCGTCCTACCCCGAAACACGCGCCTATGTCGCGCGCGTGATGAAGTCCCTCGCGTAATCACAATCACAAGGACATTGGACTATGGCTCAAGGTCTTGAGCGGATTCCGCTCGCCGTCGATTCCGACTTCCAGTATCAGCCGGTGCGCGCGAACTTTCCCGAGCAGAAGCAGCCGGAGATCAAGTTCATCGGCTTCGAAGCCGATCAGGCTCCGGTCGAAGCGGTTCCTGCTACGAAGATGGGCCTTGGCGACACGCTTTCCTCGCTCGGCCGCAACGTCTGGGACGCGGTCGTCTACCACACGCCGGCGGCGGTCGCCGCGGCGATCGAAGGCGACGATCCGTTCGCGACGAAGGACTGGAAAGACGCGCTAATCGAACGCGCACGCAAGCGGGAGCAGGAAACGAGCAAGGTTGGCGACGACAAGGTCAAGACGGCGATTCCCGGCGTCAGCGCGCAGGACATCAACTCGGTCGGTCCGAGCCTTGGCTTCTCGGCCGTCGGAGCTGGTACCGGACTTGCCGTCGGCGTACCGGCCGCGGCAGCGGGCAGCGTCGTCGCGCCTGGCGTAGGAACGGCAGCAGGTTACTCGGCAGGCATGGCCGCGTCCGGCACGGCCGCCTACCGCATGGCGACGAATCAGTTCATCCGCGACCTGCACGAGAGCGCGAACGAGGAAAGCATCAAGACGACCGGCAAGCCGATCAGCGACCAGGCGTTCAAGGACAAGCAGGCGCAGCTCGCCGACGTCATCAAGTCCTATGGCCTCTGGGAAGCGGTACCGGAAGCCGCCGGCAATGCGCTGTCGTTCGGTATTCTGACGGCGCCGGTGAAGGGCGCGATCGGCAAGCTGTTCGGCAAGAACATCGCGACGCGATTCGCCGGCAAGGCCGGTTCGCTCTATGGCGAGGAACTCGCGACCGAGACCGCGACGCAGATGGGCCAGCACAATGCCGAGGTCGACGCCGGGCTCAGCAAGGATCCGAAGCGCGACTTCGCGTCAGCGTCCGACTGGGCCCAGTCGGCAAAGGAAGTTGCCGCGCCGACGATTCTGCAAACCACGCTGATGGCTGGGGGCTTCAAGGCAGCACACGGTCTCGCGAACCGCGGCGCCAAAGCCGAACCCAGCGTCGGCGCGCCGCCGGCATCTTCGGATCAGCCGACTCAACCGACTCCGCTGGAAGGCGAGTTCATCGGCGCCGAGCCGCCGGGCGGACGGCCGCAACTCCAAACGCCGGCGATCGACGGCGAATTTTCGACCGTCGGCGAACTGCCGCGCCTCACGCTACCGGCGCCGGCCGACGGCGGGCCCACCCCGCGCGAGCTCGCCGCGGCGCGCGGACTCCTGAATCACCACTCCCGGCCATCCCCTGAACTGCTCCAGCGCACGCTCGGCTACGACGCCGACATGGCTGCGCGCCTCTATGCGCACTGGCTCGAGACCGACAAGAAACAGTCGCCCATTCCCGATTCGACCACTCAACCGCAAGGAGAAAGCCTTGGCCCTACGTCCGATCAAGCCGTCGAAACGCAAACGCAACGAGCGGAAGAAGAACAAGCCCCAGTAGTCGCGCCGCCGACGACGCTTGATGTTCTCGCGCACGGCGCGGCGACCTCGCCGTTCAACGCGCACCCGCAGCCCAGCGAGGCCCAGCGCGAGGCGGGAAATTATCGCAAGGGACACGTCTCGATTCAGGGGCTCGACGTCTCAATCGAGAATCCTGCGGGGTCCGTGCGCTCTGGCGTCGACGCCGACGGCAAGCCGTGGCAGACCGAACTGCAGCACCACTATGGCTACCTGCGCGGCACGGTCGGGCGCGACAAGGATCATCTTGACGTATTCATCGGACCGAACGCCGAGGCGGCCGACACGGCGTACGTGATCGACCAGATCAACCCGAAGACCGGGAAGTTCGACGAGCACAAGGTCCTTCTCGGCGCGGCGTCGAAACAGGAAGCGAGCGAGATTTACCACGCGAACTATCAGGCGGGCTGGAATGGCCTTGGCGCCATTACGGCAATGCCGATGGCCGAATTCAAGAACTGGATCCGCAGCGGCGATACCAAGGCGCCGCTCGCCTATACCGACCAGACCGCGCGCGCCGCGACGCCGGCGGTCGAAACAATTGCCGGAACGCCGGCAAGTGAGCTGCCGGATGCCTCGCTGCAGCAACTCGCGAAGAGCAGTCAGCCGGCCGCCGAGAAAGCCAAGCGCGAACTCGCAAGGCGGTCTGCACCGATCATGCGACGGGACGATCTTGTCGGCGCCATCATGCGCGTCACCGGCGGCAACGGCATCGCGGCGAGCATGAGCGAAACCCTGATCGGCGAGAAGGCGAATCGGGTCGGCAACCTGCGCGGACTCTTTACACAGCGTGGACAGATGGACATGGGCGACCTCGCGATGCTGCTGCGCGAGGAAGAGGGCTATGACGTGCGCGACGCCGCCCAGCTCGAGGACATGATTCGCGAGGCTGCGGCCGGTAACGTCCCGATCAGCATGGCGCGCCAGGAGCGGGAAAAAGCCGGGAACGAAGAGAAGAAATACCGCGCTGACATCAGGCAGCGGGCAGCGGCTTTCGGGATCAAGACGGTCGGCAAAAAACACGACGATCTCGAGCGCGAAGTGCTTGCGCGCGAGGCCCAGGAAGCGCAAGATGAAGCGGATGCCGAGCGGGCCGCGATCCAGGCGGCAGACTCGGGCGTCAGCGATGACGACATCAACGCGATGCTGCAAATCGCCGCGGAGGACGAGCATGAAAGTGAAATCAATCAGCGACAATACGCTTCAGAAGATGCTCAAGCCGATCGGGGAAGAGGGCGCGCCGACAACGCTGACGCCGTCCCAGCGAATCAGCCGAGTGAAGAACAACCGGTTCGTGCACGCGCTGGCGAAACTGCCGCAGCAGAAGCGCGGTCTCGTGTTGAAGGGCGTGGCGCAGAAGCGCGGCCTGATCTAGCCCTCGCCGGACAGACGAACGAAGAGGCGGCTGCCCAGGCCGCCCAGCAGGACCAGCAGGAAACCACCCCCAGCAAGCAGCAAGCCGACACGGAGCGCGACGCCGTTCCGTTCTCCCTTGCCGTCGAGAGTCAGCCGAAACCGGTCGGCGTGCAGACCGGATTGTTCACCGCGGATGGACGGGTCAGCGCCGAGGCGAAGCCTGTTCGCCCCTTTAACTCCGCGCAAGAGCGCGAGGATGCCATCTATCGCATGCAGGTCATGGCGCGCGATGCCGGGATCGAGTACGCCGAGAACACCATAAAGGACGCCATGGAGTTCGGCGCGTCCGAGCAGGAGATGACGACGGCGATCGGCAAAGGTGAGGAAGCCATTCATGCGCTCGCGAACGAGGCGATGCGCCGCAACAACGGACTCAAGCAAGGATTCGGAAAAGGCAACAACGACCACCTGATCAAGCGCACGCCATTGACGGAACAGGAGCGGAAAGTCTCCTCGCTGGCGGGCGGGCAGGGTCTATACAATCTGCCGCTAGATCAGCAAGCCAGCCTATTGAAGAAGGCGAAAGCCAAGAGTATCGATGCCTTCGAGTCGATGCCTATCTCGGAACGTCAAAAGATCGTTGAGCAATGGCTTGCCGAGCAAGAGCAGACCGCTAAATCCAGGACAGAAGACGCCGTCGCCCAAGCTAACGCGATCGAGCCGGCCAAGTCCGAGACGCCAATCGAACCCATCACCACGAAACAGAAAGCGCAGGGCATCGGCCAGCCGTCTCAGGTGGCCGATTTCGGGGAAAAAATCGGCGGCGCGCGCAAGGATACCGCCGTGCCGCTTGGCCGGCGCACGACCTCTACCGCAAACGACGAGCGCCCGGGATGGATGCGTCGTTACCACGCCGTGCAGATCCTTCCCTCGTCCACGCGGCTGAACAAGCCGAACGTCGGCAAGTGGCAACTCGCGATCGAATCAGGCGGCGCGCGCGGGTCGGTGCGGCCGGTCTCGTCGAAGGTTTATGACACCGAACAGGAAGCGCTGGCCGCCATTCCGCTCGCCGAGGTTTCGCGTAATCACCGAGCCTATTCCTACGTCCGCGACGGCGAAACGAAATGGGGCATCTTCCGCAACATCACTGATCGCAAACGCGCGCTCGTGAAGGGTGGATTCGCGACCTACGAGGACGCGATGAAAGCGATGGCGACCGACCCTGTCCCGATCATCGAGCACAAGTTCCAATTCCCTGAGCGGCCTTGGCTCGACCGCATCGAGCGTATCGGCCAAGAGCGCCGCACCGGCGACGTCACGACGCAGATGTTCCAGGAGACTTTCGGTTTCCGCGGCGGCGAGTTCGGCAACTGGAATATGGGCGGCGACGGCCAGGCGGCATTGAACCATGCCTATGACGCGCTGCTCGACTTTGCTGAAATCCTCGGCGTGCCGCCCAAGGCGCTTTCGCTCAACGGCGAGCTCGCGATTGCCTTCGGCGCGCGCGGCACCGGCGGAAAGAATTCGGCGTCCGCGCATTACGAACCTGACCGTGCCGTTTTCAACCTGACCAAGATCAAGGGCGCCGGATCGCTCGCGCATGAATGGTGGCATGCCGTCGATCACTATTTCGCCAAGAAGAGCGGGGTCAGGGACAGCAGCAGCGTCATCGCAGGCGGATTTTGGAGCAAGAGCGAAGTTCGTCCGGAACTGATGGCGGCGATCAAGAAGGTAATCGACGTCATGAATTACGCCGAGAAATCGACGACGACCGACGCCGACTTGATTCGTGCCAATGCGCAGAAGCGCATGGACGGCGCGCTCAAAGACCTCGACTACCGTCTCAACGACCTGCGCAAACCGTACTCGCCGAAGCGCGCCTACACCGCCGACGAGATCAAGAAATGGGATGCGCTCGTCGAGAAACTGCGCAGCGGCGAGGCGGGCGAAGAGGTCTATATCGAGAACCCAAGCAAGACGCGCGGCGCGATGCGCTTCATGGTCGGATCGAACATCCGCGACCTCAACGTCATCTACAAGGCGGCGACCGGCCGCAGTTTCCTGCGCCAGGACCCGGCGAGCGTCGGCCGGCAGATGGGTTGGACCGTCAAGGCCATTGCCGACAACAAAGCCAAGCTCGACGTCAAAGAGTCCGTCACCACGACGAGCAAGGGCCGCACCGAGTTCTACATCGAGGCCCGGGCGATCGACAATTTCCGCGCCGGCGAATACTGGAGCAAGCCCGAGGAAATGGGCGCGCGCGCCTTCGAGTCCTACGTCTTCGACAAGCTGATCGGCGACCAGAAGCGCAGCGATTACCTGGTGTATGGCGTCGAGAACCGTTTCTACGCGCTGCTCGACATGAAGCCGTACCCGGAAGGTGAAGAACGCAAGACGATCAACGCTGCCTTCGATCGCTTTTTCCAGACGATCGAGACCCGTGAAACCGAGAAGGGCGTCGCGATGGAGTCGCGCGCGGCAAGCCGCCAGACCGAGACGCCAGAGTTCAAGAAGTGGTTCGGCGACAGCAATGTCGCCGATGCTGAAGGTCGGCCGCTGATCGTCTATCGCGGCGAACACGGCGAGAGCGACGCGCAGTTTCACAGCAAATTGGGCAGCTTGTCCTTCGGCGACCGGGAAACGGCCAACACCTACGCGACCGACCCGAACGACCATCGCGACACGCCGCACGCGCCGCGCGTGTTTCCGGTCTATCTCCGAATCAAAAATCCGTTCGTCGGCAACAAGTACGGCGACCCCTTCCTCGACTTCGACGAGGCCGCGCGCCAACTCGGCCATGATGAAGCCGTGCGCATCTTCAAGAAGTTTGCCGATCACGTCGAGAACACCGGCAATTGGATGGAAGAAATCAACCCGGACGGGCAGTTCAAGTCGGCGGGCGAATTTCTCGACAAGCATCCGAACCGCGCCAGCGAGCTATATTTCAATCTCTATCCGTTCGTGGATGACGCGAGCGAAGTAGCAAAGCTCAAGGCCAAGGGTTTTGACGGCGCGATTTACGACGGATCAGGCGAAAACGCCGGGGAAACCGAGTATCGAATATTTGACGAGTCGCAGGCAAAATCCGCTATCGGCAACAACGGCAACTTCGACGCCAGCAATTCAGACATCCGCGAATCCGTTTCCGCGCCCGCCGACAAGCCGCCCGCCGCCGCGACCGAATCCGTCAAGGCGATCCGCGCGATCGTCGACCAATTCAAGAAGCTATTCAAAGGCGCGGTCGCGCTCAATATCCGCGTCGTCGGATCCACCGAGGAAATTCCCGCACAGTTTCGCCCGAGCCCCTACGCCGAAGGCGTCTTCCACGACGATGCCGGCCTGATCTACTTGGTCGCCGACAACCTGATGACGGACGGCAAGGCGAACACCCCACGTGCGTTCCAGGTTCTGATGCACGAGGCCATCGGACACTTCGGTTTCGCGAAGATGATGGGCGACCGGTTCAAGGGCATTCTCAAGCACGTCCTGCAGGTCGCGCGCGACGCCGGCGTCAAGGAAGATATCTACGGTCCCGGCGACAAGGAATATGCGACCGTCGAGGCGGTGCGCCTGCGCTATCCCGAAGCTAGCGACGAGGACATCGCGCAAGAGGTCATCGCGCGCATGGCCGAGTCCGGCGACACGAGTTCGAAGTTCGGCTACGTCCGGGCGGTGATTCGCCAGTGGCTGCGCGACATGGCGCGAGCGCTGGGTATCACCGTCTCGCTGACGACCGAAGAACTGAACGACCTCGTCAAACTCGCATCGGCCTACATGCGCGAAGGGAAGAACCTCGAAACGTCGTCCGAGCCGTCGGGTCTTGTGGCGGCGTCGCGGAAGGGTGAGATTGTGCGCGACCGAGAGAATATCGACACCGCGACGCGCCGGATGGATCGGTTCGTTGCTGAATTCGAATCCGGCCGGCTGAAGGATTCCGACACGCAAGTGCTCGGGACGACGCCGACGGTGCTACAGGCGCTAGGCGCGAAAGACCTGTCGCTGCAGATCGACGGCGCGACGGTTCGAAAAGTCTTGACTGGCAAGCACAGCCACGACATAACGGCTGCGATGCTGCGCCAACTACCGAACGGCCTCTACAATCCATTGATGGTTTTTGATAGCGCCACCGGCGCAGGAAAGGTACTCGTCACCGAACTTCAATCCGTCAATGGTAAGCCGGTCGTGGCCGTTGTCCATTTCGAGAAGCGACATGGCGGCATGATCGTGAATGACGTTGCGAGCGTGCACGAAAAGAGCAGCGCTGAACGCTCTCTGGCATCGTGGATTGATGCCGGACTGCTTCGGTACGTCAGAAATAAAAATGACCTTTCGGAGTCCGCTACTCGTCATCCGTTGCCTGCGAGCATAGCGAACCTTGTGAAAGGTCAGGAAGCGAACATACTCCAGGAGGCAGACATTGTCAATGCCTATGGGGCCAAGTACAGTCAAAAAGGACGCCAGGCCAGTGAGGTACGCGAACTATTGTCGCGCAGCTATAACCTTGCGTCCTCAAACAAAAACATAGCCCATCCCTCTGAGGTTGTCAATTTGAGCGCCGGGGGCAGTGCGCGGTTCTCTCCCGGTGGCATGGAATCTCGCAGCCACGTCGCTGGCGACTCCGGCCGCCAGTACAGCGCCGACCAGATCAACACCTTCCGCAAGGTCGGCCGCGAAGTCGAGACGCCGACGGTCAAAGAGCGCATTGCCGGCTTGTGGCAGGACATCGGCAAGAAGCTGCAGCAGGGCATTGCTGACCAGTTCGCGCCGCTGAAGGAGCTCGGCGGAGACGCCTACCTGCTCTCGCGCATGTCGCGCGGCGCCGACGGCGCGCTCGAGGCGCTGCTGATGTACGGCCGCGTCTTCCTGCGCGACGGCGTCTATGACGTCGACGTCAAGGACGGCGGCGTGATCGACAAGCTCCTGCGCCCGCTCGGCGCCGAAGCCGACGACTTCATCTGGTGGGTCGCCGGCAACCGTGCGGACATCCTGACGAAGGAGTCCGCGGCCGCGCGCGCCGAGGGAGCCAGGCTGCTCAACCAGGCCGATGTGCTCGAGCAGCAGGCGCGCCAGGCCGACGCCGACGCGAAGCAGATCCTGCAGCAGGCCGGCAACCTCTCCAAGGGCATGCTGGGTCATCAATACGGCCAGAAGGCGAACGCGCAGCAGGCCGAGGATCTGTTGCGCGAAGCCAAGCGCCTGCGCAAGGCCGCGATCGAGGCGCGCACCAAAGGCAACGAGCTCAAGAATGTCAGCCGCGAGAACCTGATGGACGCGAAGGACATCGCCGGACTGAAGGCGCTCGGTACCGGGCAACTCGGATTCGACTTCACACTGAGTAATGGCCAGAAGACGCGCGACCGCGCGAAGGCCTATGCCGACGCGAACGCGACGCTGCAGGCGTTCAACAAGTCCGTCATGGATATGGCCGAGCAATCCGGGCTGATCGACGGCGCCGAGCGCGCGATCTGGGAGCGCGACTTCTACGTCCCGTTCTACCGCGAGAGCGAAGAGGGCGACAAGCCGAAGTTCCCGAACGTGAAGTCCGGGCTCGTCCGGCAGAAGGCCTTCGACCGGCTGAAGGGCGGCACCGACAAGCTCAATCACGATTTGCTCGCCAACACGCTGATGAACTGGTCGCACATCCTCAACGCCGCGGCGAAGAACCGCGCGGCGAAGGCGTCTCTGGAGGCGGCCGAACAGATCGGCGCGGCGACGCGCCTGCCCGGCAATGAGAAGGGCGCCGTCTCCTTCCGCGATGGCGGCAAAGAGGTCCATTACCAGGTCGACGACCCGTTCATCCTCGACGCCGTCACCGCGCTCGAGTTCTCCGGTTTCTCCGGCCCGGCAATGCAGGTCATGGGCGCCTTCAAGCGCTGGCTGACGATGGGCGTCACCGCCAACCCGGCCTTCAAGATCCGCAACCTGATCCGCGACTCGATCAGCGCGATCGGCCAGGGCGAGCTCTCCTACAACCCGATCAAGAATATCGTTCAGGGCTACAAGGGCACGAACAAGAAATCGCAGACCTACGCCTCGCTGCTCGCCGGCGGCGGCATCATCCGCTTCGGCACGATGATCGAGGGCGCACGCGCGAACCACGTTCGCCGCCTCGTCGAATCCGGCGTTGACCAGAGCACGATCATCGACAGCGAATCGAAGCTGAAAGCGCTGTGGAAGCGCAAGATCATGCCGATCCTCGATGCCTACAACGAACTCGGCGACCGCTCCGAAGGCATCAACCGCGCCGCGCTGTACAAGCAGCTGCGCGCCAAGGGCGTGAGCCACGCCGAGGCGAGCTACGCCGCGCGCGACCTGCTCGACTTTTCGATGGGCGGCACGTCGTCGGCGATCCGCTTCCTGACGCAGGTCGTCCCGTTCGCGAACGCGCGGATTCAGGGCATCTACAAGCTCGGCCGCGCCGCCAAGGACAACCCGCGGCGCATGGGCTATGTCGTGGGCGCCGTCGCGCTCGCCAGCCTGGCGCTGCTCGCCGCCTACCACGACGACGACGACTGGAAGAAGCGCGAGGACTGGGATCGCGACAATTACTGGTGGTTCAAGATCGGCGGCATCGCCTACCGGATTCCGAAACCCTTCGAAATCGGGACGATCGGCACGCTCGCCGAGCGCTCGGCCGAACTCCTGTTCGACAAGGAAATGGACGGTCAGCGTTTCGGCAAGCGCCTCGGCTTCATGGTCTCGAGCACGTTCGCGATGAACCCGGTCCCGCAACTCTTCAAGCCGTTGGTCGATCTCTACGCGAATACCGACAGTTTTACCGGCCGGCCGATCGAGACGATGGGTATGGAGAAGATGCAGCCCAAGGACCGTTTCACGGCGCGCACGAGCGAGGCGGCGAAACTCGTCGGCAAAGCCGGCGTCCTGTCGCCGGTGCAAGTCGACCATCTGATCCGCGGCTATTTTGGCTGGCTGGGCACCGCCTCGGTGTCGGCGGTCGATCAGGTACTCAGGCTAGGCGACGATACGCCGCGGCCCGCCATGGCGCTGCGCGATGCCTTCCTCGTCGGGAATTTCGCCGAGACCCTGCCTTCGAACAGCAGTCGCTATGTGACGCAGATGTACGAGCAGTCGAAGGCGATCGAGGAGGCCTACAGCTC